TAGTTTGCAAAATTATCAATAAATTTGATTGGGAATACGTAGTCACATTGTTGAGCCGGTGTACCATAACAGAATCTTTGTGTTTTTTTAAACAAATATTTGTTAAGTAATCCTCCCGTTGTGTTTGTTAAACCAGAAAACTGTGATACAGTACCTCCTGTGATAACTTGAAAATATTCAACCCCCGCAGGATATTTGTAATCTTTTCCATCTTCAGATATATTCAATTTCAAGTTTACAGTTTGTTGTAAACCTGCTTGATTAATGTAATTGACAGGAACTGTCACTAAACTTATTGCGTTGTATGGTGTAGTTCCCGTAATACTATTAGTATTAAACTGATTGGAATTAGTTATACCCGTTAAGTTGGGGTCATTTATTAAGTTGATGTCTTGGAATGTTAAAAGTTGTCCAGGTTGTAACCCGTTGAAAGTTCCACTATCAACAAATAACATCATAACACTATCGGTAAACGGTTGTGATGCGTCTAATGTTGTTGTATTTGGAATGTTGTTTCTAACAGTTGTTTGAATTAAATTATCACCTTCAAAATATCTTTGTCTAATATTTGCTAAATTCAAAGATTGTGATAGTGTAACGTCATTCGCCAATACTTTTATTCCCCCTTGTGCCGGATATTCGGCAATTGGAGTTTTAACTAACTTATCATTATCATTTCCAAGATTTTGGAATTGGTAACCCGCCATCGCTTGGACAACTCCATTGTTAAAAGCGTCAGGGTCATTTGCCGAAGATGCTTGCGATGAGTTGTAAACACTATAAGAAGTTGTGGAATTTGTATTCGCTAAAGGACTATTATTTTCTGATGAAATTGCAACATTTGCACTTTGAGCGAATGAACTTTGACTACTATCTTCAGGAAGTGTTTCATCAGTACATGGACAGGCTTCACAATCAGGATAAGACAACATGGGTAAAGAAATTCTTTTGAATGGGTTTTCTTTACCTAATGGTTTAATTGATTGGGTTTTACAACCACCTTTAGGTCTTGCTCCAAATGTAATTGCACTAATAGCTAAACAAATACCATATATAACAACATTTATTACCCATATTAAAAGATTTATCACTATTCTTAATATTGGATATATAAATGCAACAAAGTGTAAAATTATTATTAAAGTTATAAACGTAGGTGTAAGTAGTATTAAAAGTAGACTTAGTAAAAAGAATAAAAAGTCAAAATTTCTTACACCATCATTAACCGGAAATCTGTTTGTGGTAGTAGTACATCGTCTATCTGTAATTTCTTTTATACCTAAATGTCTACTTCTATTAAATCCCCATTTCCATCTATCTATAAAATTTGCAACCGTATAAACTTTATTGAAATTAAATTGATAAAACTTATCATCACAGTTTACGGCCTCTTGAATCATTTGTTGACCTATTGTCGTATTCACATCCCCATAATCATCCCAATCTAAACTAAATGCATATGATTTTAATTGTGCGGTTGTGTCTGTAGGTGTATTGATGTTAGATGTGGTCCATCCCCATTCTTTAACGTTTGGGACCAAATAATCTGCTCTTAATACACTTGATTCCATTCCATCTTCATTCTGATATTGGATTCTAAATCTATATTTTCCTTTTGTAGGTATGCCGACATTCGGGTCTGTTGATAGTACTTGTTCACCAAACTCGTTTGTTGTGACATAGTCTAAATTCATTGGAACGTTTACTAACCAAGTACCGTTGTCATCAATTATTTTACCTCCTTCAGGTAGTGAGTATTGTTCTAATGCTGGTCTACCGTTTACATCATAATTTATTGTTTGTCTAATTGCCAATATTCTCCCTTGTCCTGTGACTAAATCACATAAATTACCAGAGTCTTTTTTAGGTTTACAATTTGATTTTAAAAAGTCTTCTTCACTTGTTGAAAACAACGAACCCATAAAAACGGCTTGTGGTGTAATTTCAATTCCTAAATCTCTTAAATCAAAATCGACTCTTGTTATACCAACATTACAAATGTTTTCTTCACCCCAAAAAGATGCAACATCTATATCTTTTTTTTGATTTACTATTTGAGGTAGTGAGTCTAAATCTGTTGATGATTTGAATTGGTCCCCATCAAATTGTTCTGTGGTTCCCCGACCTAATCTTATTAAGTCTGAAGGTCTAAGTGAAAAACAACCGATGTTTGATAAGTCTAAATCTAGTATTGCAGTTTGAATACCTAACGGTACTCCAATAATCATAAAGTCACCACTTTCATTAGTTTTTACAGTGTATTTATAATACTTTTCATAAACTTCTAAGACTTCATTTCTTGTTAAAACATCCTCCACATCAGGAAATGTACCAGTTGGACTATGACCACCATACTCTTTAACATAAGGTAATAAGTTATATCTATAACCATCTTCGTTTTTTTGGTCAGGTCTTTTATAAGGGTATAATGTGGATATAATTGGGTCGTTTTCGTCAATAGCATCCAATGGAACAAAAATAGATACATTTGCGTTTGGAACACCGTACCCACCATTAACAACAACTCTACCTGCAACAACACCGTAGTCGGCACAAAATCTTGTATATACATCTTCTTGTCTTAACTTTAAAGATAGTATCTCTAAAAAGTCAAAATCTTGTGTTACGTTAATTCTTAGATTTTGGTCTTTTGTTGGTTGAGCCTTTAGTCTGTATGTTTTGGTCATTTACTGTTTTAAAATAAATAGATAATTTAGGTTTTTTATTTAAAACTAATAACCTTAAAAATAAAATAAATGATTTAGTAGAAGTCTACAGTTCTAAGTTGTTTCACCCTTACATTAATATCTCTAGAATCAAATCTGATTTGATATATTTGGTCTGGTTCGGCAAATAAGGTGTTGTCAATTAATAAAATTTCTTTGGTTTCCGCATCGGCGTACCTTTGAGATGTTTCAGATGACGAATATTGACCACCTGTTCTGTTATATATTTTCAAATCTGTTAATGTATTAACACCAGCAACGTCTTGTATTAATCTTCTAATATCAGAAACGTTTACATTTTGACCTAAATCTCTGTTTTGTGGATTCATGTAAGTGGATACTTGGTCAATAATTTGAGTAATTATTTGACTTTGAGCGGTATTATTTTCGATTACAACAGATATTTCAAACTCTAAATCTATTACCTTTGCGACATCAATTGATATGTAGTCATTTATCATTCTATACTTAGACAAATAAGTTGCCAAGTTTGTTTTAATTGCGTTTGGAACTGTTTGTGTTAGATTCCCGTCTGAATCATATGATAAAATTTGTACAGTAACTTTGTTATTATTTTCTGTAATCGCGACTTTGGCAGGTGCCCCAAATTTACCTGGCATTGTATCGATTAAAGATTTATAGTCATTAACTGTCACCGCTCTTTTTTGTGCCGCAAAGTTAAAACTAACCATGTTTCTTGCCTCTTCAATTGTTGGTTGGTTTGCTCCTCCAACCGCACTTGTTACATTATTAATTTTTAATGATTGTACAACACTTTGATTGATTTGTGATGATGGTCCGTTTACCGCTAAATTAACTAATCCAACTTGGTTGATTGAACCAACACCAACATTTGATGCGGTTCCTCCCCCTACTCGGTACTGTACAAATAGTGTTGAGTTAGGTGTTACTGTAAGTCCCAATCCGATATTATTTTGATAATTTTGTATTTTTAATGGGGTTCCAAGATTTGCAAATTGTTGAAGTTGTTGATTTGGTGTTGTTGTTGCCGCCCCAAATTGTACCTTCATATAACTTTCGGGTGTGTATTCTGTTATAAATCTGTTGTCTGTTTTTATATATTGACCAACTTTAACCCCTGCGTTGTCTATTGGTTTTGTTGGGTCCTCAATAAAAACTGTATCTTCCGCCAATGCGTCAACTTCATACCATTTATTCTGTGACGTTATAAATTCAGCGTTTGTTGGGGTTGATTGGTATTGTGTTCCGTCTTTTTGTATGATTGTTGTAACAGACAAAACATTCTTTTCAGGTAAAAAGAAACTATAGAAAGGAACTACGTCTGCGGCATTTACAACTTGTTTATATATTTTAGTAACACCATTAACAACAACTTCTCTTTTAGTTATTATATAACTTGTTATTTTATTATTGTTGTCAAAAACAGGGGTTTTGGTTCTATTATTTACCCCTTCGTTGTTATATTGTGTAGAAAAATCAACATCATAGACTGTTTCAAATGTTTGCCCTCCACCATTAAACTGAGCCCCCGCTCTTAAAATACCTAAGTATCTTGAATCTTCATTGTCACCAAATGCCGGAACTTGTATTGATATTTCCACAAGGGCAACTGAAGGTCTAAATCCTGGTATTTTTAAACCATAAGTTCTTGCGATATTGAAAATAGAAGACCTTTGTTGCGCATATTGTAAGACAGTTTCTTGAATACTTCTATCGATATGAAAATGTAAATTATCTCCAATTGCGGCATTTAAATCCATCAAAACTGAAAAGATTGAAGCGTCATTAAAGTTTTGAATTATTTCAGGATAATACTGTTGGGTATAATTAATTAAGTCATTTCTTAGACTTTCAAAATCCCTACTAGTATAATTAATTTTTTGAGTTGCCATAATTATATGTTAATTATTATAAATTCACTTGAACCAAACGAATTGTTGTCGTCCGTATAATCTATTGTAAGTTTAGCTGTGTATTCTTGAGTTGACCTACCAGGTATTCTATATATATCACTTGTTCCTAATAACTCTTGGTTAATGTCACCTGGAGCCTCATCTGATTGTAAATATGGAACCACTTTAATTTCATTTATAGTTAAATTTGGTATGTACTTGTCAACCTGTTGTTGTATTTCAGATTTGATTCCGTCAAACGTTTCACCATCCAAAGGGTCAAAAATAAATTCATATATACGTGTTCCAAAATCAGGATTATAGTATCTACTACCTCTTGCGGTTAATATCAAATGTAAAAGGTCTGCCCGTATCTCATCACCAGCATTTTCGGTTAAATCAAAATAATAAGATTTTGGACTATCCCTAAAAGGGAAATTAATACCATAAGTTCTTCCATCTGCCATATTACATAAATATAATATCCAACATTTTTAGTTAAATAGATATAAATAAAAAATCCGAGTATAACTCGGATTAATTTTTAAGAAGAACAACCAAAACAATCAAAGTCTGAATTAGTTGGTTTTGGTGGAAGATTCGTGTATGAATATTCTACCTTTGGTTTTTCCTTTTTTGTAACATCTAAAGCTAAGTGTTTTGCCCCTGTTGAAATGGCTTTTGTTCTTACGTAATAACAAAGAGTCTTTAAACCTTTTTCCCATCCATAAAAATGTGAAGATGTTATTTTAGAAAGTGTTGGATTTGACATGTAAATGTTCATAGATTGTGATTGGTCGATAAACGGAGCCCTTTCGGCTGACATGTCAATCAGTTCTTTTTGTGAAATTTCCCAAATAGTTTTGTATTTCGGAATCAAATGTTCAATTCTTTTAACCTTTCTATTATAACCTTTTTCTTCAGTATCTAAGTAATTGTTGAAATTAATATTTTGAATTGAACCTTCGTTCATAATAATTTCATTTTTTAAATCCTCAGACCAAATTCCAATTTTTTCAAAGTCGTTGATTAGATATTTGTTTACAATCATAATTTCTCCCCCAACAACTCGTCTATTAAATAAAGCCGAATGTGCGGGTTCTGTCATTTCAAATGAACCTGTGATTTTGGCGGAAGACGCCACAGGCATTTGAGCGGTGAATAATGAATTACATACACCATAAGTCATAACATCTTTTTTCAAGGTTTTCCAATCCATAAACAAATCTTCTTCAGAAAGTCCCCACATGTCAAATTGAAAAATCCCTTGTGACATAGGTGAACCTTTAAAAAACTCATATGGAGTTCTTATCCCTTTTTTACACAAGTCATTACTTTCAAGAATAGCCGCGTAATAGATTGTTTCAAAAATATTTTTATTTAATTTTTTAGCCTCAGGTGAGGTAAATATATAATCCATTAAATAAAATACATCCGCCAATCCTTGTGTTCCAATTGCAATCGCTCTTTGTTCTAATCCACCTCTATGACCTTTTTCGGTAGAGTAGGTATTTTTATCAATAACATTGTTTAATGCTTTAACAATTTTTCTAACTTCACTTATTAATAAATGATAATTGAACTGACCGTCTTTTATATAATTTTTTAACACTACCGACGACAAAGTACAAATTGCAGTGGTTTTTTCATCTGTGTATTGGTAAATCTCATTACATAGGTTAGATTGTTTAATTACTCCAATATTTTGATGGTTAGTTTTTTTGTTCGCGCTATCTTTAGAACATAAATAAGGAACACCCGTTTCTACTTGAGACTCGACAATTTTACTCCAAATGTCTTGTGCTTTAACTTTTTTACCAATACCCATGTTAACTGCCGTGTTATATACTTCTTCGTATTCATCTCCAAAACATTCTTGTAATGCTTTTAGTCCTGCCTTTTTAATATCATTAGGACAGAATAAATACCAATCGGTGTTGTTCTTAACTGCATTCATAAAGTTGTCAGGAATCCAAAGCGCGGTAAACAAATCACGAGCTCTTAACTCTTCGGCTCCTGTGTTCTTTTTAATATCTAATAAATCAAATATGTCTTTGTGCCAAGGTTCAAGATATATAGCAGCACTACCCGGTCTTCTACCTTGTTGATTAAAAAATCTTAAAGACTCATTAACGATTTTTAAATATTTCAACAATCCACCCGCATAACCACCTGAACTTGAAATTCTACTTTCTTTACTTCTTATGTTAGACATTGAAAGACCAATTCCTGCCGCGTCCGATGAATAAGTTGAAATATCATTCATTGTATTTAACAAACCTTCTCTTGAGTCTGAATCGTTGTAGTGTAAAACACAAGATGCTAGTTGTGGTGTTTTGGTACCAGAGTTAATCATAATTGGTGTTGCCGGTGAAATAAGTTGTGCCGATAAAGAGTTATAATATTCTAATGCCTCCTCTAAAGTATTAGTAACCCATATAGCAACTCTCATATACATGTGTTGTGGTCGTTCAACAACTTTCCCATTTGGTCTTTTTAACAAATACATTTCTTGTAATGACCTCCAAGCAAAATAATCAAAGTTATAATCGTTGTCATGTTTAATTGCAACATCAACAACATCTTCACCATAGTATTCAATTTGTTTAATTAACTCTTCATTAACTACCCCATCCTCGTAAAGCAATCTCATAGTTTTTGAAAAACTTTCATCAGTTTCTTTATGGTATGAGGATATTGCAACCGACGAAGCCATTCTTGAATAGTCGTGATGACTTCCCGTATATGCTGCGGCAATCTCATAAATTAACTTATCAAGTTCTTTTGTTGTTACTTCTCCCTCAGTCGGAACTGATGTAATTACTTTAATAAAAATTTCATCTGAGTTTACGTTCAAACCTTTTGATGAACGTTTTACTCTGTTATAAATTTTTTGCGGATTGAACGCGACGTTTTCTCCGTTTCTTTTGGTTATTTTTAATGACATATTAATAAATTTAAAAATCTTCTGTGAATGTTATAGTTTCGTTTAATTTCGCTTTTTGGTATTCCATTGTTCTTGATTCAAAGAAATTTCCTTTTGTTTCAACTGCAATTTGTTCCATAAACTTGAATGGTTGTTCAACATTAAATTCTTTACTACAACCCATTTTCACTAACAAACCATCAACAACAAACTCTAAGTATTGTTTCATTAAATTTGAGTTCATACCAATTAATGATACTGGAAGTGATTCGGTGATAAATTCTTTTTCAATTTCTAATGCTGAAAGTAAAATTTCTTTAATTCTTTTTTCTGATGGTCTTTCTTCTAAGTGGTTATTTAATAAATGAATTGCAAAATCACAATGTAAGTTTTCATCTTTAAAGATAAGTGAATTAGCGTTACATAATCCTTGCATAATTCCTCTTGATTTCATCCAAAAAATAGAACAAAAAGAACCTGAAAAGAAAATACCTTCAACGGCAGCAAACGCAACTAACCTTTCGGCGAATGATGATTTTTCAATCCATTCCAACGCCCATTTAGCTTTCTTTTGAACTGCAGGTAGTCTGTCAATTGCATTGAAACACTCGTCTTTTTCTTTTGAATTTGAGATGTAAGTATCTATTAACAATGAATACATTAATGAATGAATATTTTCCATCGCCAACTGAAATCCATAGAAAAACTTAGCCTCAGGATATTGAACTTCTCGATAAAAGTTTTCCGCTAAATTTTCATTTACAATACCATCTGAAGCTGCGAAAAATGACAGTACATTCTTGATAAAGTATTTTTCGTTTTCTGTTAAATTTTCCCAATCTCTGATGTCATTTGTTAAATCGACTTCTTCTGCGGTCCAAAACGCAGCTTGGTGTTGTTTGTAAAATTCCCATATATCATTGTGTTCAATTGGGAAGATGACAAACCTACCAGGATTTTCTGTTAATAATTTTTCCATAATTTTTAATTAATTTAAGATTGTTGTTCTTTTTGCTTTTTCTTTTCTAAAAGCTCTTTGATTCTATTTTTATTTTTTTCTTCTTTTTGTTCTTCCAAACCTAAGAAAGTCATACTTTGTTCTGTGTCTATTTCTAACATTCCGTTGTCAAATTTACAGTTTTCAAAAACAACTCCGTCTTTACCAATTCTTGATTTGGTAATGGCAATTGTTGCCAAGTTCATTTCTTTCTGTTGTAGACTCTTAGCTACAGTAATGATTACGTGACCAACTTGAGCCTTTTTAATTGACCCGCCCATTTGGTCTGTTGTAACCACTTCTGACGAAATCGAATTACGATTTCCTTGTGTTGCTGTCCAACCTGCGATGTCCAACTCATGACACATTGATTCAAACCCTCTCATTACTGAACCTTCACTTTTCCATTCATCACCCATCATTTTGTCAGGAACAACACAGTCAATATAATCTAAAATAATCATATCAATTCTAATTCCTTCAGCCATCATCTTTCTAACTTGATTTTTGATTTGATTCATAGTTACGGTGTCGGATGGAAGTTTTTTTATAATCAACTTATTTTTCATAGTTTCCTTAATGTGTTTTACCTTCGCCATAACTTCATCTTTATTTTCAGACATGTCATCAGGGTGGATTCCCGTCCAAAGTGTATAATGTTTTCTTTGGATAATTTTTGGGTTGTCTTCAAAAAATATTTGAAGAACATTATATCCCAAGTTGAATGCGTGGTTTGCAATTTTAGTAGTAAATGTGGATTTACCTACCCCCGTCGGTGCTAAAATAACACCAATCTCACCCTTGGCTAAACCACCTTTCAATAGGTTATCAATACCTGCAACTCCAATTGGAATTGGGTGTCTGTAATCGTCGTTTAAAACCTCATCAAGGTTGAAGAAAACGTCGGTTGTTCCTTTATCGACCTCACCAACTTGTAACGCTCCTCTTACCATTTCTTCTAAGTGGTCATAACTTTCAAAATCACCCTTATCAATGATTGATTGAGCTTTGGTCATAACCTTCTGTAATTCTTGTTGTTTACAGAATTTTAATGACTTTTCTTGAACAAATAATGAACCGTCATCAGATACATCTTTTACTTGTTGTAATGTATCCAAAACACTCTTTTGAGCCATTGGAGAAGATATTTCTGACTTTGTAAGTTGTTCTAATGTATCAAATGTTGGAGTATGTTCATAGTTTGAATAAAACTCCTTAATCATTTGACAAATAATACGAAAATATTGGTTGTCAAAATAGTGTGGGTCAATAACTTCAAGAATGGAATTTGAGAAATCTTTATATAAAATAATATTGTTTAATAATTGAATTTGAAAAGTATTTCCTAAGTATCCGAAGTTTTTTTTGTCTGACATATTCTGTATTTTTTTTATTTCTATATGATAAATATGATTAAGCCAACGAATAATTAAGGTAATTATAAGATAAATTTTTATCTGAAAAAATGTCAGTTAAATCTTTTAATATCGTTTTTATTGTTGGTCGTATATCCAGGGTATATCTAGCCTTTGGTGGGTATACTTTAGCGTCGATGATGGTATGACAAATTGTCTCATTTCCAATTCGAATAATCAAATTAAAAACTTCCGGACCATCAGTATTTGATGTATCTAAGATAGATGAGTCTTCTTCAATTTGGAACCGATTTTCCAACATATAGAAAACTGTTTTGTTTCTTAGTTTTGTTTTTAACTCTTCTGACAATGATTTCATGTAGTCCAATAACTCAATACTATTTTTAGCCTTTTGGTTAATGTTTCTTACATTGAAAAAACGTTGTACGACGAAGTTGTCATTTAATGTAATTAGAAATTCAACTTTAGTAATGTCCTGATTTTCTTTCATAATTTTAGTTTTTTGTTTTAAATTTTGTTTTTTCTTTTCTTGTTAACTTTAAAAACGGTTTTAAAAAATAAATCCAATTATCATCTGTTTTTGGTAGGTATTTAAATATCCCGTCTTCCATCATCATTCGAATTAGGTTTTTATACCCTCTACCATCAGGGTCTAATGATTCTGAATAGTACGAACTAACTAACTCTTTACCTTCTTGATTTATTAGTGGTTCATCTAAATCAATTAGTTTTTTATTAATTGCATAATACTCATCGCCAAATATACCTTCTTTTGTTTTACCAGACAAAAGATTTTGTAATGATTTGTTGTCTTTATTTTCTTTAAGGAGTTTTTCCCCTTTTGATAAAATATCGGATAATTCCACTTCTTTTTCAAGTATCTCAGGAAAAAACTTAATTAAAGTCTTTTCACCTAAATAAAAAATACCGTCGATATTATCGGATGAATCACCTGTAAGGATTTTAATTATTTTGACATTATAATGGGGAACTTCAAAATCGCTCATTTTGATAGTGTCCCCCATCTTATAATATCTTTTTGTGGATGGTGAATAAATAGTTACCTTTTCAGAAATAAGTTGTGTAAGGTCTCTATCGCTTGAGAAAATTGTTTTATTCTCGTCTTCAGAAATTTGACAGTAATACGCAATTAAATCATCCGCTTCTGAATTTTCAACTTCAAGTTGTCTAACAAACATCTCTTCAAGATATTGCTTAACTCGTTGTTTTTGTTCATCATAAGAGTCTTGTTTAATCTCATTAGAAAGGTCTCTACGGTTTAATTTATACTTGGGGTATATCAACCTTCTCTGTGATGAGTTCGTGTCGCTATCCCAAAATACTACAACTTTATTATAGTTGTTCTCCTCTAAAAACTTTCTTAAAGTATTCAAAAAGTGCCAAATGGCCCCAATATGTTTTCCTTTGTGGAAATAATCTTTCACACCATGAAAACCAATTTTCATCAAATTGTTTCCATCAACCAATAAGGTTTTTGTCACTTTTTTTGTTTTTAATTGTTACTACTCTACTTCTTCTTTTTCTGCTTTCAAATCAAAGTCACCATCAACTCCGATTATTTCCTTCCAATACTCGGCATATTCTTTTTTGTATTGTTCGATTGATGCCTTTTCTTCGGAAGCTTCTTTTCCTGGTAAGAAACCGTGTGGTGTTACGATAATCTTTCCATCTTCAAAACCAAGTCCGTTGATGTGATTTTTCATAACAGACACCTTAGTTCTTGATGCAAACTTAACAGTTCTCTTATCTTTAGTTGCTGTAATTTTTGTTGTACCAGCTCCTTTTTGATTTCCAAATAAGAATACTAATGAAGAGTTCAACCAAATAGCCTCACCACCTTTTGCTTTAATTTTAGGTTGTCCGAATGGATTGTCAGGTAATTCAACCCAAGGTTGATTAACAATGATTAAGGTATTTTCGTATTTAGAGTCAGCTTTACGTGAACCTGAAATACGTTGGTTAATACCCATACCAATCTTGTCGGCCAAAACACTTGCGTTGTGTTGTTTACCTCCTTTACCTTCGTAAGTCATTTTACAAGGAACAGAACCAACTGAGTCCCACATAATACACAATGAATAATCAATATCACCCTTTTCTTGAGCGTCTAATAAATCATTAATGTAATCTGTGATTTGTTCAATATAATCAAAGTTATTATTGAATATATAAAAACCATCCCACTCTAATTCTCCTGTTTCTGTGTCAACAACTTCTTCACATTCAAACCCCATTAACTTAGCGTGGTCAAACGACCATTTTTGTTCAGTGATGATAAATACAGGTAAAATACCTTTCTTCTGAGCATCAACCGCAGTCTTAACTAATGCCGTTGTCTTACCCGTATCTGAATGTCCTAAGAACATATTAATGTGTCCCATAGCAGGACCAGGTAAACCAACCGCATCCAAAAACGGAGAGCCAAGGTCAAAGAATCTTTGTGGTTTATATTTTGCAGAGGTAGAAAACTTTTTTTTCAAAGACCCAAAGTCGTTCTTTTTAATAGCCATTATTGTTCGTAAATTTTAAAATTTTTTATAGTTTCCAACTTATCTTTTGCGTCTGTAAGTTGTGTGACTAAATTATCCATTTCTTCGGTGTGTTGTGGATGCTCACCAATACCAACAGGGTTTGTGAAATACACATATAATCTTGCTTCTGCATCTGCAATTTCAGACTCGTATTTTTTCACAAGAGCATCTTTTAATTTTTCTGCTAAAAATATGTTCATTTTTTTAATTTTTTAAAGTTAATAAAAATCGGGCTTAGGTAGAAAACCCGATTATGTTTGTTTGATTTAGAATGGTAAATCTTCTGATGGTTCTTCGTTTGCTTGTGGGTCAACAACAGGAGCAGTTTCTTGTTTTGAGCCTCCAAGTGAAATCTCAGACTCTTCTCCGTAAACATATTTTTTTAGTTCAGATGACCAAATTGGAGTTTCCCCAACAGCAACTGCCTCTAAATATTCTACGGGTTTTTTAGAATATACATCATTCCATGTAAGTTCATCTTGAATCCATCCTTCCATGATTGCCTTATCCTCATGTAGTGGTTGTGGGTCATCATACATAATAGTTTGAATTACTGTGTACTCTTTTCCTTGTGGTGTTTTTGCCCTTGTAAGTTCAATAATTAAATCACGACCTTTTTCGGCATTGGTTACATCGCCTTTAGCTTTCCAAATAGGTAAAATTTTATCTAAAACACCTTCTTGTTTGTAGTTGTGTTTGAATCTCCAAAACTTAACCCCGTCTTGTTCATTATCTCGGTCAATAACTTTTACAATGTAAAATAAACGTGAACGGTATTGTGATGCCAATTCTTTGTCTTCTTTTTTACCTGTCGAAATCAATTCGTTATAAACTTCACTTAATGGTGAACGGTCATTGTCGTTTTTCTCTGGGTCATACAACTTAACCCATTGTCCGTTTACTTGGATTTCATGATACCAAACTTCAACAAATGGTGATGAACCATCTTTTGTAGGTAAGATACGGATTCTTCGTGATGCGGATTTTTCATTCTTTTGAAGAATTGCAGAAAAATACTTCTTCAATCTGTCTTCTTGGGAAATGTTTGTTTTTGTGCTGTTGCTCGATGTTGAATTTTTTTCGTACTGAGCAAGTACTGAATCTAATACTGAATTTGCCATAAATAAATTTTTAATTATTACTCTTTTATCTATGAAAAATATAAGTGAAATTTCGTTTTTGTCAAATAAAAAAGGGAAGATAATTCTTCCCTCAAAAATATAATTATGAAAAATAGTTAGTAAGTATTTTCATCGTCATCTTGGTCAAAAATACCAAATGTTTTTTTAACTTCATTCGGTGAATAGTTTTCAACCTCATCTGAAGTTAATATATATTCTTCTTTTCCTTGTTTTTCAAAGTCTTCTTTTTTGTCTTCAAAATAATCTGTCAATTTTTGATTATAAGGGTAAGAATCAAGTGAACGTAACATCAATTTTTCTTCAGGTGACTTCGGTCTACTTTTTTCTACTTTACTTTCGATTGAGTCTATTTTTGACATTATTTGGTCCATCTGATTTAATTTTGTTTCTAAATCATTCAATTTAGAAAACATACTATCCATGAACTCTTCTTGTTTGGTTTTAATTTCTTCTTGAGTCGTTACTAAGTCTGTAATATCTATTTCTTCAGTACCCCCTTCTTCTTCATCTTTTTTTGTATCAACTTCTTCAACATCAGGGTCTGACTCAACATCTACTGGTTCGGGTATTGCGTCGGCTCCTCCTGCGTCAGGTGCTGGTGGTGTTGCTCCTGCGTCAGGTGCTGGTGGTGTTGCTCCTGCATCAGGTGCGGGTGCTCCTGCGTCAGGTGCGGGTGCTCCTGCGTCAGGTGCGGGTGGAGCTCCTCCTGCATCAGGTGCTGGCGGTGCAACTTCTTGTTCATTAATATATCCTGTAATTTGGTTAAAACGTTTTAACTCTTCTAAAATTTGTCTTTCTATACTCATTTTTATCCATTTAATAATGTTTTAACCCCTTGTGGAGTTTCGACTTTTAATGTTCTATTTGTTTTCATAGTATTGTCCACTCTTTCAATTAGACCATCTTTCATTCTAATTGTATAACAATCACCAGTTTCCAAATCACAAACTTCTTGATACCCATTACCTTTATCTCTTTGTGTAATTTTTGTATCTTTTCTTAGATAATTATCTAATAACATTTTTATTTCCATAGTTTTTTTTATATAAATATTATGTTATGGGAAAAATATACCATAACTATTTTTAAATTGGACAAAATATCTATTATAAATATCTTGTATGTCAGGGAACGACGAATTTACTTTGTCATTTTTTCTAGTTATGAAATCATTTGTTGTGGTTGGTAAATTAACATAAAAACCTACTCCCCCTCCAGGATTAACAAATCTTCCTTCAAACCAAAACAAAGTAAATAAAGTGTATGCTTCTGCATATTTTTCAACATCTGTGGTATTTGTACTGAAAGTTTTTAGTTGTTCTATAATAGGTAAAAAACTTTGAACTTGAGCATGTATAAATTGTGTTGGTACTACAAAGTCAGAAAACGATGCATAAGGTCTAGAGGATGTATCATTTTCTAAAGCCGTTGTTAAACACACTTGTTGAGCTATAAGTGCATTTAAGTCTGCGGTATAGTTGTTTGAAGTTGATATTTCATATAAATTATAATTTGGTGGGTTACAAACAACTTGGTCAATTTTATTATTTATTCTAGTAAACGCAATACCAAAATAAAGAGGTCGTAGTTTTTCTTGAGCCGATGGAATATTTGTCGTTAATAAAGTTTTTAAATCTTCAACCGTTATTGGTGTTATATTAATTCCAACAAATGGTGTAGTTGTAAACGTTGTTGCTGAAAGACAAATATTTTCAGGACTTTGTAACGCTCCGGGTTGTACCGTACCTTGTTGTGTGTTCACATTTGTGATTGGTTCTGTTGTCTTAACTTCTTTTAATATTAATTCTTTATATGCGTTTATATAATTTTGATTGACAGTATCTAATAGACTATTTGGTTGTGGTAAACTATATCTTGATATTCTTGGCCCTGAAATCGTTGTGGAAAATTTAGTCTGAGTAACATTGTGTTTTACAGATAAAACCATATACGGACCATAGAATAATGGTACATGTCTTAAGTTAAAATACATGGTCGGTTGCATCATGGCGTTACCCATCATTTCAATACTAACATTATAACTTCTACTTTTATATATACTATAAAGTGAAACGGATTGTTGAGCTACTTTGTCTCCTGACACAGATGCCCCAAATTGTGCTGCGATTTTATTTGATTCTGCGGTGTTTTTCTTTTCAGACATATCTATCGAAACACTTTTGAAAATACTTTGGTTTTGAGTTCCGTAATCAACACTAAAACCTACTACTCTATTTTTTTTGGAGTAGTCTTCCTCGGGGTTAGATGGTACCCTTAATGGGTTGTCTGAAGATTTTCTTATATCAAATGTATCACTTGCAAACTTTGAAAATGAAGAATTGCTTGCAACAAACTCTGACGGTTTACCTGTATATAGTAATAAAAATTTTGGGGTTGCTTTTAAATAATCAACATCCAAAAAGGTTCCAAACAATGTTTCAGTTGCGTCAACAGGTAATGGTGTACTTTTTGCCACCGCCTGTTGTATGCCGTAAAAATTAACGTATGCGGGTAAAGCAAAGAAAACCATATTGTTTTGCGAACATATTTGAGATATTAATGATAAATAATTTTGGTTGTCGTTTGATTTTAAATAACCTTTAATTTTTTCTAAGTCGATAGTAAACTCATCACCAATATCTCGACCCGCCTTATCTTGAAATAAAAAATCTTCAAATATTGTTTTATTTAAAAAATCAGTACCTGAAATCCATTTATCATTCATTGTTTTTAAAACAGAATATTGTTCTAACTTACCAACATCACCTGAAGTCGCATTTTTAATAGGTGTTGTATTAGTTGTTGTCGTAGGTAAGTCTACATTTAATTTACTGAAAGTTTGTGTTAAATTCTCCGAATTAAAATTTTGTTGTTGTAATAAAAAATTATTAATTGATTGTTGGAACTTTAATTTATTTAAAGTTGCATCTTCAGCCTTTTGTTTTGCAAATAATCTAATTAGTGGAAATAACGCTTCAATGTTCGCCTCCGTAAATTCAATATCCATTCCATTATTTGCCGTAAAAAAATCTGTAATTACACTTCCTGTATTTGTATATTGGAATGGTATTTGGTTAAAAACTCCCACATATTTTCTAAGAGCATTCCACGCATCTCTGTTGTTTGCAATACTTATTGTTAATGTAGGTGAGCCAACTGTCCCATCACCAGGTAATGACCCAGGTATATATGGATTAAGAGTTAAAGGGTTTAAAGGTTGGAATGTAGGATTGTTACTTATATAGTTAAAAACCCTTCGTTTAAAATTACCGGGGTTACCCATTTTAAGAACACATTCAAAATTTAAAAAATCTACGACTTTTGGAAAAAAGTTAGATATTTGTTTTTCAGCCAAAAGTAAACCATCTTGTGATTCATCGTTTAGTAATGTCACACTATTTTTTGGCACCATAAATAAGGATTCCATTTGATTAAAAAGTCGTTTTTCTGTCACATTTCTAACTGAACCAGGATTGGTATAGTTAGAGTTTGTTTGTTCTTCATTTAAAATTAAATCAGATACTGCCGGTGTTGGGTTACAAAAGTTTAAGAATAAATTTTCAAACTTGTCTAAAATTTCCGGTTCAAATACCGCAAATATTTCTTCTATATTAGAATATGTTGATTGTGCATTTTTTAATTCGAAACTTAAATTTTTACTGTTGTTTGTGTAAACAACTTTTAAATATTCATTAAATGCGGGTTTTTTAATTAAAGAATTTTTAAAATAACCAAACTGTGATACACCCCAAAGTGGTCTAACACTTCCATTATAAACTGCCTTGTTATTAAAAACTTCTTCTTTAATTTTATTTGTTGCATCAAAACATTCAAAATTCATTTGGTTTATATTGATTCCCCCTGTTGATGGGATTAACAAAAACTTTTGATTGCTTTCGGGATTATCAAAATAGGCGTAGTAATTTTTGTTCACAAACGCTCTGTTTGGATTTTGTAAATCAAATCCAAAGTTATAGAATTTTCCTGAAGTTGAGTTTGTACCTATTTTTAAACCTACTGTATTATACGCATCTAAAAAAGACTGATAGGTTGGTGTGTTTAAAATGGTCAAATCTTTGTTAAAGAAAAATCGATAAACATTATTAATTACTTTAGGATACACCCCTAAAGTGACATTATCCATTGTTTGATTAACATTTGGTATTAGTGTTGTTGTACTTTGTAATTTAATTTCTACTTGAGTTGTTCCTCCAGTATATGATGGAAAAATTAATTTACTATTCGCATTAGGTGTTGTCCCTGTTGTGTCATAACTTTTTAAATAATCAAAATCGGTCCAAATTGTATTATCTAATATGTCATTTCCAGTTTCGATGAATTTTTTGTACCTATGCCATATACTTCCATATTTTAAAACCCAAGCATATGGTAGTCGGTGAATTGATGAAAACTTGTTAAAGGTTGACGCCAAATAATCTAAATCTGTTGCTACGGAACTTGTGTCATCAAAACTTTTAATTTTTTCTCTTGTTGTAATTAAAGGTAATGAATTTAAATATAAATAACCTAATGCTGCGTAAGGGTCTGAAACGTTTGTTTTTTGATTTTCAACTCCTTGAACTAAAGCATTAACAAAATATGGAGTATTCAATAATGATGTTGTTTGTATCTTTGTTGCCACTTGACCACTATATTCATTCCCATAATCAAAAATACTTTCGGTAAAATATAAGTCTTTTTCTTTTCTTGTTGAATAAAAATTACTCAAAGAAGTTTGTGAGTTTACTGGTACACTTGTATTCAAGTTTGTCATGAAAGGTTGTGTAAAATTTTTAAACTCATACTTAGAAACAAAAACATTAATATTTTTAGTGTTTTCTGTTTCGTTTACCCTCGCTATTGTTTTTTTCTCATCTAAATAAACATAACTTGATGTTTTATTAAAGTCGTTTATTGATGAAATGCTATCGCCACCTTGTAAATTTGTCTTTAACCAATTAACATTTGTTATTGGGTAGTTGTCTAAAAAATAAGTGTCGGTGGCCGGCGTACCGTTTATAAAATTTTTGATTGAATCGGGTAGTGGTACATTCCCGTCTATGGCAATTGATGAATTGGATAATGTGTCAATACTATAAACGTCATTATAAACATCAACATTTTGTGTTCCATCATTTAATTCTAATAAATTTTTTATGTACTCTGTGGTAAAAACTGAGTCAGAATAAAGTGTCCATCTTGTACCAGTACCATTATTTGAAATTTTTCTTAATGTTTGTAAAAAATTAACGTAGGTGAATGAAAATTCTTTTAAAATTTTAGTGAGTGCCAAATTACTTTGTACTGTTTGTTTTATATTTTCAGCTTCTAAATTTCCCAAGAAAACAGGTATTTGTTCTTGGTTATATCCATTTCTATTTAATTTAGCATAATACGCACCTAAATAACTTCTTTCAAAAATTTCATATAAATAACTTTGTTCTTGTGTATTAACGTATGGTGTTGTTTTGAATGGAAATTCTACCGCATTTATAGATAAAACTTTACTTAACGATGCCGGATTATTATATACGTTTGCAGATTTTGGTGTTGTTTTTTGTACTATCGCGTTAATGTATTCCTCAGTAAACGCAACTTCAGGCCATACAACACTATCAAAACCTTTTGTAGTGTTTATTACTGAACTATCTCCAGGATATTTTATAACGTATAACTCTGAACCATCTTTTTGTGCTTCTTTTAAAAAATATTGTGGCCAAGGATAAACCACATTTAAATCGTTAAGTTGGTTTGTACCGTTTACCAAATTTTTAGAATCTACTCCAAAATTTTTTGATGCCGGTATAATTGATTCTAACCTTATTGGGTTTGTTCTTTGATTCCATGCGCTTGTGTGGGTGTCTTCCATAAGTCTATAAAACCCATCTAATCCGGCAAATAAAACTGCCATAACGTTTCTTATAGTTGGTATAAACCCTAAAACATTTGGTCCATTTACTATTTGGTCACTTAAAAACTGAGTGAGAGACTTTTCTATTTCTGCATTTTTTTTATTTAACTCATCATTAATTTTTTGAATCTTATCTAAAAAACTATTTGCAATATAATTGTTAGAACTTCCAACTTTATCACCAAATTTGTAATATTGGGGAAAATCATTAACCACATTGTTGGTTGTTGTGTCAAGTAAAAAATTTGGATTAAGGCTTTTAAAGTCGGCAATAGATTTATTTAATTGGTTGTCTGTTGGATTAGTACCGTAATTAACAACATACGTTTCTCTAAAGTCTGCATCTGTTAATGTATTATAATCTATCTCTTCAAAAATATCATTAATTGAAAATTTAATCGGTATTTCACCAGGTATATTTCCCTTATTAGGTAATTTATATTGTCCTCCCGTTCCAAAACTTTTGTTATTTTTTAATAAAGTAACATAGTTATTTATTGCGGTTTCAACGCGTTGTTTATATTTTGCCCTATCTGCAAATGAAATGTTTTCTTTATATGGGTAATAAATTTGTCCTTTGTATAATTTTTCTGATGTATCTAAAAAGTCAGTTATTGAATTGGCGTAGACTTCGTTTCTTAATTTATTTAAGTTTGTCTGAAAATCAGCAACATCATTCATTACTGTAAAATCTGCCTTTTTTAATGCGTCCGCTAATGCTGTAGGTAGGTTTTCTATTCTAGCAATAAATTCCTCTAAAGTTATTTCAGGAAAATCGGAGGTAATTAACCCCTTACTTTTATAAATAGAATACGCTTCTCTCATTTTTTGTAATCCGACTGATTCAACAACAGTGGTTGAATTGTTTGTATTTATACCGTTATTTGAGGAGTTTGAAGTACTTTGAGTAACTACTGTTTCTGTTTGAAACATTTTTGGTGAGTTTCTAGCGTATCCTATTATACTGTCGGCGAGTATCGCGCTATTTCTACTTAAAAGTTTAAGAGTAATTTTAAAATTACCACTCGATGGTTCAAAACTCGCGTTAAAATCGGTTAAACTTAATTGATACCTAATTGCTTTTCCATAATATCCTTTCAAGGTTAAAAAAAACGGAGGATATGGTAAGTTAAAAAAAACAGAATATAATGAATTGTCTCCTTGTTCAAATAAAGCTCGACCTCTAATATCTTCCATAGATATTTCTACGTTTGTAACATTAGCCGGTGTTACGTCAACTTTTATTTCTGTAATACCTAAAGTTTGAGTATCTTCATAGTTTAAAACTTTTTGTTTAAAAACAGTATTTCCATCTTGATTAATTTGGTATTCAGAGTTTTGATTAATTCCTTGACCTTGTCTAACACCTCTACCTGTAAATTCATCTGACCAACTCGTATCAAATGCTTTTTTACCTTTGGGTCTTAAAAAATTAAGTTTCAAATCTTCAGGAAAAGTAGATAAGGATGCGATTTGTGAATTATAAACAGGATTATCAAAACTATCACCAATTGCTAATTTTGTTCTTGGTATAATTTGTGTTTCTAAATTCGCATAAAAAACAAGATTTTCTTGTTGAACGTATCTATCTTTAACATTGTTGTCTGCATCAACAACTTTGTTAGGGTCAATTAAAATAATATTATCGTAGTCGGCTTCAACTAGAATTTTATTTTCTTTGTTATATATTTGTCTGAATTTTGTTGGGTCATTAACGGCCATAATAAAAAATATGTGTATCTAATGCACTTTTGTAGCCTTGTAGAGCACTTATTAATGGGAATGGTATTATTAATACCGCACCGTCAGGAATATTTGTTTCTAAACCGCCATATATTGGATTTGCTGTTAATATTAACCAACCAAAATATGGTGTTCCATATTTTTCATAACTTATTTTATCTAATCTACTTTTATTTTTTGTGTAAATGTATCTTTGGTCTGACGCTCTGACGGGTAGATTAACAAATGGAACTACCGTCTGTTGACCGTTAATTAAAAAATTTTGGTATCTGTTGTAGTATTGCATATTAGTTGAATGAAACTTTTAAGTTATATTCATCACCTGTAGAATTAGTTGATGCGTTTAGAGCTTTCATGTTGTCAATTTCTGTTTGAGCAGGAAATAATACTTGAGAAAAATTCAGTTTTCTTTCCTTATCTTTATTTAAATTATAACTACATGTTGAACAAAATTCTTTACTTAAAAAATTATCTTCAAAACTTTTAAATCTTGCGTCAACAAAAGCCTTTGAATCTTTATATTTTGCGTAAGGTCCTGTTGGTATTTCTTGACCTGTATTTGTAAATCCTAAATTACCTTTAAGATAATTAAACCAGTCAGTTTTTCTTTCATTGTTTGAAATTGTATCGACGACTTCATTCAAAAATTTAGTATAGTCATCAATAATTTCTTTACTAAATATCATAAAAAATCTATTTTCTTCAGGACTTATTGCGTCTGGGTCTGAATCTATGAAGGTATTAAAATCAAACTCATCGTTATAAACTTCATCTTGAGCAGTTGGAATTAGGCTATATGTTTCTAAGTTGTTATTAAATCCACTCATTTTAGAACCAATAATTAATAAGTCTCCTTTTAACTCATCCAAAGTATTTGCGTATGTCGTATTAGATGGGTCAACCGCAGAAGTCCCTGTCAAAGAAAAAACAATTACTTCATTTTTATCGTTAGAATATCCATCAAAAGAATTACACACATAATTTAATTGGTCTAGTAAATCAATTGTTTTAGTTTCATCAACTTGATTTTTTACAATGTTGTTAGACGCCTCAGTTATTACAGACAAGTAAGTTGTCTGACGACTATCTATCATATCTTTAAGTTTTCTTTTAATTTTTCTTGTCGATATATTTGTAAAATTTTGAAGAGGTAAACTAGCCAATATCGGACTAGTTTCATTTTCTACATCTTCTTTTGCTTTAGAAAACAACGCATCAACTTTATCTTCATACTGACTTTTTCCAAATATTTTTACTAAGTTAGTTTGTGGTTGGTTAATGTTATTAAAATATCCCGTTTGGTATTTTCTATCTTTTGTAAAAATCAAAATTCCTCCAATCAATAACTTATCATTTATATTTTTTAGATTTTGAAAAACACTATTTGCATATTCTTTGGTTATGTCTATAAAATTTTTCATATTTTCTTTATATGATAAAACACCTGTAAATCCACTTAATGTTGTATCATATGTAGATGATTCTTGTTTTCCGATTGTAGTTCCAATTTTGTTCTGTTGGTTCTGCTGTGGTGTTGTCAATGGGTTTATTTTCAAAGCTTCAAAATATTCTGCATCATACTGTGATGTTACATCTTCAGTTATTGTTGCTCTCTCATCATACATTTCAGTATTTGCATAATAATTAAATGAAAGTGCATTTTGAAGTTCTCCAATTGGACCTGCTAATCCATGACCTCCTATCATTTTAAACCTTAATGTTATGTTTGCAAACATAGGTTGTACTCCAATTCCTTCAGGATTTAAATCTAATGGTATATTACCCCCATTTTCAAACTTAATATTTAAGTCTTCAGGTATTATTTTAGTGTGGAAAAAATCACCAATCCTTAATACCAAAACAGGAGGAGCTCCAAATGCACTGTTGAAGGCATCGTTATAATCTAAACTATATGTTCCTGCCGCATTTTGTGACACAGTTGGAATCGTATCTCCTGGTCTTACACATTGTTGTAAAAAAGTTAATCTTGAGTTTAGACCTTCAGGAGTAATAGAGTGGAAAACAGGATTAAAATACTGAAACTTACTTCTAATTGTGTCATAAATAAATGGATTTGTCTCTTTAACCATTTGAAAATAATTACACTCTGTTAGTAATCTTCTTAATATTTTTTTCGCCAAATCTTTATATTGTGGTGTTTGTTTGAAGTTGTCAATTACTTGGTTTTGTGGTGTTGGTTTTGGAGCTGTACTTTCAGCGGCTGTAGGGTTTGGAGCAGCAGCCTCTACTTGTGCGGGAGGTGTTTCTGACTTTGCGGGCGGCCCTGGTTTATATACAATTTTTTCAATTTTTACTCTTCTACACGCCATTGCTTGTACAGAATAAATTCCTTCTTCGTATTGTGATTTAAAAGGTTTGGTACAATCAATTTGTGAATATTTAGGGTCTTGAATTGCGGCACTTGACCCTGTTGCCTTTTTAATAATTTTTAATTTTCCTGAATCTATAAATGATTTTAAAGTTTTATTATTTACTGTAAACTTTTCTATAAACTTTAAAACCGAATCGTTTCTTCTTTCAGATAAATTTTGATTACCACTAGTGTTTGTTGAGCTGGCAGTCGCTAATAAGTCAAAAGTAACTTCTCCTCCTGAGTCTAAAACTTTAAATACTTCACTTAAAAACTCTTTTAAATCATTAAACTCTTGTAATATATTATCAAAAAATCCACTAAGGGTTTGTTTTCTTGTGTCAACATATTCGGTTAATGAAAAAGTAGGGGTTGTTGTTGTGTTAAGGGCCACTTTATTTGCGTCACTATATTTGAAAACTTTATTAAGTGGTTTTGTTGTATCATACAATGTTTTATTTGACGCATATTCATTATACCAATATTCAAAATCTTTAGTTGTTGTTGGGCCACTTGAATCGTTAGGTTGAGCATTTTCAAAAAACAAAAATATTTCTTGAAACTTGGGGTCTGAAATTTTTGTTTCAGTTTCTGGTGGTGTTGTTTTTACAATTTCTTGTTTTACAGGTTCGGGGTCAGGTGTTTCGTTTACAATAGTTGTTGCTTGTTCAGGATATTTTATTAATTGAATTGCGGTTTGAATATCTTGTGGAGCTAAAGATGCAAATCTTTGACCCAATGTATAAATGTCATATTTTAAACACCCAGCAAAAAATGAATCCATAACTTTTTTTAATTCTGACTCAGGTTTTATATCTTTTAATTCTTGGTCCACTAAAATGTTTGAGATGGAAGGGTGGTCAACAACAATATCAAAAGATATTTGTCCAGTTCTATCAGTATTATTATATGTGTATATTGGTTCAGGTCTACCTATAAAATTTGTTGGTTCAAATTTTGGTGATGAAGATTCATCAAAACTCAAATTATATGGAGGAAACCACATAATTCTACCTCCATTGGGTCCTCTTTCACAAGCCGGTAAATCTTGTACGGTAAATCCAGGTTTGTTTGATGTTCTCCAAGCCAAATTTTCTAACGAAAGCATATATTTTTTAACCTGACCATTAATAATATTTGACGATTGTCCGTTTTTATCATTGAACGGTGTGATATTAAGGTTATATGTATTATCTAAAACTGAATAGGTATAATTTCTTATATTACCATCCGTTTTTTGTAGTTGTGAATAATTTGTAAAAGGAACATCTTTTGTAAATAATCTACAATATTCATATCCTTTTATTGTACTGTCTGTACTACCTACTGAGTTTTTTGAAGTATATCTAATAACTCGAGAACCTTTTGTCATTTCAACATATCCATCATTAAAAACTTTAGATATTTGATTTATCGCAGTACCAACGTGTTCTAATTTTTTAATTCCTGACCTGTCTGCAGAATCAACAATTTTTTGAGTTGTGTCTAAAATTGAACCGTCTCTCCATACATTGTTTTCTTCTATTTTCCAAGACTCAGTATCTTTGAACGCCGACTCATAATTTTTTGTAAATACACTACTTTCACCAAATCTTTGTTTTCCTTCAGGACCTGCCAATTGTCCCGTTTTAAAATATGATTTTTTAGAAGACCATGTAAATCCACCCGCTAAAGGTGTCGTACCATCTATATAATTTCTAGAATTAAGTCCAAATTTATAATTTTGAAAAGATTCACCTTCAAAATACTTTCCTATTTCACCCACTGAGTAAACAGGTGCGCCACTAGGTTCTCCGTTTTTATCTAAAGGTTGAGCATTAACTGGAGAAATTAAAGTAGAAAATATATCATCAGAATTACCTCCACCATAAAAATTTGGTTTAGGTGCAAATAACGAAGGTCTTCTTAACGTAAGTCCTCTATAGTCGGGTCTAAAATTATTATAAAATAATTGACCAAATAATAAACTTCTTGTTGCGTTAGATGTGTTGGCTAAAAAAAGTTCAGACCCTCTTTTGTTTTTTTGACCTGTTATTGTTCTAATTGCTCCCATAACAGTACTTGTCACAACTTCAACAGGGTTTTCAACAAGTCTATTTAACATACGTTTATTTGGGTAGTCAAAATATTCTCCAACTATAATGGAATACGGTGAATATAATCCTGCTATTTTAGCTGTAAAATTCAACGCTCTTCCAACTAATGATTCAGGTGATGTAATTGTATAATTTCTAGCTAATAACGGAATATTTCCTGATATTATTCCTGCTGCGTCAAATGGGTTAAGGTTTGGTTTTACTGATATTTCACCACTATCGGGGTCAACCGATGAGTCAAGAGCATTAACTCTACCTAAAGTTTGAGACAACAACTCACTTGCAATTCTATACTTATATTCTTTTTTTAATTGTCTTGCACCAATTCCCGCTAATGCGGAATCCTGTGACAAAGTACCATCAGAACCTCTTGGGTTGTCGCTTAATAATATATTAATAGGTCTATAGGTCGAAGGTATAAAATTTAAAGGTGTTAATGAATATGCATATGCACTTCCATAACTTGTTGGTATAATTTCATCAATTGTTATTACATCATAGTCCCCATCGCCTGTTACATATTTATTTCTAACATATGCCTCTTGTTCTTTTTGAAATCCAATAACTTCTAATCCACTACCTTTAGTATCGGGAAAACCATATTCACCTTCATTTGACAATTTACCCAAATTTTTATTTATATCAACTGAATCTGTTGGTTGATTTTCAGGGTTATATTGATTTACACTAAATAAAAAAGGTCTTTCATTTTCACCTTTAATTTCTAATTCACTGTCTAGTGTATCAGGAAAACCATAGTTACCTTCGTTAGAGTTTGTTTGTAAATTTAAATTTGGAACTACGGTAGATTGTGATTGTCCTTGTTCTGGCCCATATTGATTTATAGCAAATAATATGGGTCTATCGGTTTCACCTTTAATTTCTAACTGACTATTTTCTGTATCAGGAAAACCATATTCACCTTCATTAGGGTTTGATTGCAAATTTTGATTAATCTCTACCGTTGTGTTTGGTAAATTTTGAGGACCATATTGATTTATAGCGAATAATATGGGCCTATCGGTTTCACCTTTAATTTCTAATTCGCTATTTTCCGTATCAGGAAATCCATATTCCCCTTCATTAGGGTTTGTTTGGTTGTTAGTGAATGGAAAAATAATTTGATTATTTACGGTTTGGGGTCCGTACTGATTTATAGGATAAAGAATATTTCTAAGTTGAATCCCCGTGGTAAATAAATCACTCCCTATCGCGTCATCGTATGAGTACTCGCCTTCATTTGCACCCAAAGATAATATATTATTAATTGTATATCTTGTTGTTCCATACCCCGGAGCAGACTCATTAGGGGCGTATTTATTTAAAACTCTTAAAATAACTTCCCTATCATTACCGTTTGTTTCTAATCTATTATTTACGGTGTCAGAAATATTGTATTCTCCCGACCCTATAGTTTGAATTACTTGATTATTTTGAATTTGATAAACAGGTTGGCCAAAACCACGGTTAAGTGTATTTTTATAAACATTTAAAACTTTTAAGATAATTTCTTGTTGGTTTCCAATACTATTTAGATAACTATTAAATGTGTCTGATATTGAATATTCACCATTACCTCTTGTAATTAAAGGTATTAAATTATTTATACTATAAACTGGAAACCCAAAATCGTTTCCATTATTTTTGTATGCATTTTTAACTTTAGATAAAATCTCTTGTTGGTTTCCAATGCTATTTAAAAAACTATTTATCGTGTCAGAGATACTATACTCACCTTCTCCTCTTGATAGAATTGTTTGATTGTTATTAATATACCATACAGTATCACCAAAACCACGGTCATTTGTGTTAAGTGGTTTATATAAGTTTGTAACAATTAATTCTTTTTCTTTTGTATCACCAATTTTTTCTAAATCACTTCCAACAGTTAAAGGGTAACCATATTTACCTTTATTTGTTTCTGTTTGTAAATTTTTGTTAATATCTATGGTATTACCGTATGATGTTTCAAATTCTGTTGGTCCGTAAATGTTATTAACATATAATAATTTTTCTTGTCCATCTCCAATTTTTTCTAACTTAGAATTGATTGAGTTTTTAAAACCATATAAACCAAAATTAGTTTCAACATTAAGGTTAATGTTAATATTGACCATATCTCCATAGGTGGAGTTACTATTATCAGGTCCATATTTATTTTGTTTATATAAATCTTTTTCCTGTATATCACCAATTTTAGAAATTTCTTCAGAGTCTTTTACAGAATAATCTACAATTTGAAATTCTTTGTTTTGGAAAGATTCGCCAAAAGATGTACCGTCAACACGATATGGTTTAAGATTTCGTGTTAATAATCTTTTTCTAAAGTTTTCAGAAGAGTTAAATGAAAGTGGACTATCCATTTATTTGTTTATTTTATAAATAGACATAGCTTAATTTTTATCCTCTTTTTTGAGTAATAAATGCATTTGATAATTTATCTGAATATTCAGCACTTAATCTAGTATTGACTGTGGACATAATCGTATCTTTCAATTGAGCGGTATTCAAAACTTCGTTTATTAGATTTTGTGGTATATTTGTGTTAATGTTCAAAGTAAGTTCAGTTTTACCTCCGATTTCTACTTTTTGAATTATTTCTGTTTTAGTTGGTGAAAATGAAGAAGACTTTGTTAATAAGTCGACTAAATTTTGTGATGGTTGAGCGGCTGCGTTTTTATATAATAAAGATAAATCTCCTCCCGATTTGGGACCACCAATTGATTTAAAATTGTTTTGAGATTCATTATATTTGTTAATAGGACCTCCAATTGATTTTAAAATATTTTCAGATTCATTATATTTGTTAAAAAAATCTCCTATTCCAGGAGAAAGTAATAAATCATCTTTTGTGTCGCCCAAAAATTGCCCAAAAGAGCCCGAAACCATTTTTCCTCCACCTGCAGGTACAAATGCATCAGATTGTTGAGGTACTGGGGTTGCCGAAGCGGTGGTTGCTGTGAAACCACCAAGAGATGTATAAACATTCTCTAAGGATGTTGCTGCATATCCCGCTAGTGCCACTGATATAGTTAAAACATTATTTGTAAGAGTTTTAAGTCCGGTATAAAAATTAGTAAGTTCGGTTGTTACAGTTCCTATCTCTGTAGTTATTTTATTTTTTAAATCAGTAAAAGTCGATTCAGTACCTGTTCCAGGTAATCCTGTTTGATTTTTCAATGCGGTTAAAACTGTATTACCTAATCCTTGATTTTCTAATGTTTTAATACCTTGTTGTTGAATAGAAATAAGAGTATTACTCATTTGTGTTTGAATACTTTGAGTTTGTAAAGCAATGTCTTTCATCTCCGTCTGTATTTCAACAGGTGTCTTATTCATATCATCTTGATATTTGGCTAAAGCTCCTGCCAATGCATTAGGGTCACTTTTTAATGCCGATTCTAAATCTGCTATATTTCCAAACCCTGGTATATCTAAAGTTACTTTTCCTCCAGGTCCAATTTCTGCTAAACTCGCAACTAAACTTCTTTGGTCTTCAGTTAACTTTGATAAACCACCAACTCTAGCCCCAATTTCTTGTTCTTTTCTGGCGTTGATAGCTCCTTTTGCAACTTCTTCATAACTTAAACCTAATATTTTTGCTTGTTGTCTAAGTCTAAGCATTTCTTCACCACCAATTTTAAAATCTCCTGTAGTTTCATTAAAATCTACCGCAGAAGAGGACGCTTTAATTAATTCGTCCTGAAGTCCTTCAATATCATACATTGCCATACGATATAACTGACCCGGGTCACCTAACGCACCTATATTACCTCCTAAAGCTTGTAGTTCAGAAGATTTTTTTACCGCATCTTCAAGACCCCCTTCTAAAATATCCTCAGAAACCGCTTGAGCATTTTTTATATCAAATCCAACCCTTTGAGCTTGAGCGGCCATTTTTGTTAAACCTTCAACACCATTTTTAAACCCGTATATTTGAGCCTTTTGGATATTATCAGACACAGTTTTGGTTAATGTTTTAGCATCTAAACCAAAAGCCCTTGCGGTCATTGTGGCTTTGTTTAATACATCTATAGACTTTTTTTGACTGTTACCATATGCTGTCATTTGACCAATTAACTTAGCAGCTTCTTCAGGAGTTTCCCCAATTACTTTACCTAAAACTAATGCGTTTGTGGCGTTTGCTTGGGTAAAAGGGACCATCCTTTTCATTTCAGAGGCCATTGATGAAATTAATTTAGACGAGTCGTCAAATGCAAACCCCAACTCAATATTTTCTAAATAAACATCAGAAATTGTTTTTCTATATATTTCCGCATACTCATAAAGACCAGTGGTTAGTGACTTATTTAAGTCTTTTGCCTTTGCTTCAACCGTTAAAAAATAGTCTTCAATTCTTTTTACTGAAAACGCCTCTACTGTTGCTTTTTTAATATCGGCTAAATATGAAAATGTACCCTTAGAATCAGTACCAGTTCCAGCAAAAGGGTCAGTATAACCTAAAAACATCATATAGTTTTATTTGATAAATATTATTCTTGTTGTTTTTTATTTTCTTCAATCAACTTATTAATGAAGAACTTTCTTTCATATGTTGGCATACTCATAATGTCTCGATAAGAAAATCTTGCGAACTTGACCAAATAATATATTTCGTCTAAAAGATGTTTTTGATAATCAGAAGAAAGGGCGAAAAAATTCCACCCCAAAAGCAACATCAATAGTCACTTTTTCTCCAGACGGGGTTTGAATTACTTTTTGTAAATCGATTTTTGGTTCACATTTATATGCAAATCTTCTAAAGTCTTTTGCATCTGATATAGGCATTTGATTAATAAACTTTACAATTTGAAGTGGGTCTTTAGTACCATCAATTTCTACAATTTGTTTTTCTAATCTTTTGGTTGCAATAGGAACGGTCATGCCGGCCGGATATTGAGAATTAAATTTGTCCAACTCTTTTTGGTCTCCAATCGTCATCAGTCTAAACTTAACTTCTTTTTTTGATTTTGGTAGTACATATGAGAATAACCCTTCAAAATCAGGTTTTTCTTCAATCGGTTTGTAATCCAACTCATCTAAAAGAACTGTTGTTTCAAATGTTTTGTTTGTTCTTGGGTCAGTAACTGTGAAGTTATATTCAGGACCAAAAGATGTGTTTCTTAAAAAAATTAAAACTGCTTGAACGTCACAATCCAACATATCATTAATGTTAAATCCAGGTTCATATATTTTTTGTCTAAGTAATGAATAAATAATCCCTTCTTTATCGTTATTTTGTGACATCAAAATATTTTCATCTTGTGCGGTTAAAAACCCCACTTTAATAGTTTCTTTTTTTGGTTTGTAAAATATACCTTGTGATGGTAATTTTATAACGTCATGTGGCAAATTAAAATCCATTTGCCCGTATTTTGCTGATTCGTCCATAGTTTTTATTTTAAAAATATTTTGAATAAAATTATTGTAAATAAAAAATCCCATCTAATGACGGGATTAATTATAATTTTATTTTTAAAATTTTAGTAAACTAATATACATCTATCGGGTTGTAATGTCATGTCTACAGTCATAAGGTCTGAGTCACCATATCCAACATCATTAAATTTTGCATCCGTTATACTACAATTTTGTAATATCCACTTTTCAACCGCAACTCCTGTTGGGTCTAACATTTCTAAGTTCACATCTTTTTTGTAACCTGCAGCATAACCCATACGTCCAGTTACTGATTCAGCATGTAAACGAACCCATTCCATTACTGCCTGTGCAGCAGATGGACCAATAGGGTCTCTTAAAGTTACAGAAATACTTTCCCAATTGAAAAAACCAGCAACATAAGTTTGTGTATTCAAAAATTTAATTTCTTTTGTATCGATTTTAATTGACGGTCTTGACGCTTTTTCAACATACCATGAATTAATACCCAAACTAGAGTCAAATGTTAGTATAAACCTATTTTTCTTTTTTGGTTCGTACTGAAACGGCATTCTCATTAATAAATCAGCCATGTTTTCTTATTTTTTAATTTTTATTTTATTTTACTATAAATACTTACTAAATTATTTTTTGTATTTACTTTCAATTATTTTAAATTTATTCTATAACTAGAAACTAGTATTTAACTTTATTTCCTCCTTTTGTTAAATATAAGTTTAAAGGTAATTCTTCATACTCACCAGATAATAATTCTTTAATTTTTTCAACATTTCTTAAATCGTCATCTGAAAAACCAATATAAGGTTCCCAACTTGAATTAAATTCAACATCATTTTTAAACATAGGACTACCCTCGACCCCGTAACGACTTTTTAATTCACTTGCCAAACTCTTACAATAAGATATAAATTGTTTTAATGCATCAAATTTTGCTTGTTCAGGGTTAGAGGCGTTTCCCTTTTTAAAAGACACGGGTTCAAATTTACATAAGTCCAAATAGTCATTAAGTTCTGATGGTGACAATGCTTTAACAGTAGTGTCCGCTTTAACTTTGTTTCCTATTTCTCGATACTTGTATAAATTTCTAGCTAATTCTCTTGAGTCTATTCCGTTTTTATTACTCATTACTAAGTTGTAAACAGCCTCTCTTAAAGTTTCAGGACTATGCCCTCTAGCGGTAATTATAGAAAAAACCGACCCACCATTTATACATTCCACAAAATCAGACCAAGACGGACCGGGTTTTGCAACCATAGAATCAATAATAAATCTTTTGTTTCCAAACTCTTTGAAGTTTTTAAATGCCCCAATAGAAAATGCAACGATTCTTTTACCTTTATACATAAATGGTTCAAAACCAATTTTTTCTCTGTACTCTGCAAAGTCTTCTGTTGACATGGGTATTTCGTTTTCGTCTTCATCCATAACCAAAATAGAAGTTGGCATGAATAAAATATTATCATCCCAATCAAATGCATAATATTTTAAGTCAGGTCTACCAACATCATCAAATCCTTCGTTCAATCTTTGTTGAACAAATTTTCTAACATACCCTTTAATATCCATTATTTTTGAAGTTTTTCTAAAAGTTTTTCTAACTGAGATTCAGTTAAAACTACATTTTGTTTTTTTGTGGAATAAGTTTTGTCCGACCAATCTTTGATTCCAACTGACTCTTTAATAACTTTCTTTTTAATTTTCATTTTATTTATATTTTAAAAATAAGTGGGGGAGTGACCCCCCACATTTATTATACGTTGTCAAATGATGCTCCTGTTGGTGTAATAACAAACTCGATGTCAATGTATTCTAACGCTCTTGTTGGTTTCAAGTAAATCTTACCTGTAAGAGTGTTTGAGTCTAAATCTTCAGGTGTATTTGAAACTGTAACTCTAAAGTCAATTAAACCTCGGTCTCTTCTAATTGAATCCAAAATTGGATTTACTGAATCTAAGAAGTCTTGTCTTACTTTGTCATCATTTTGTTCAAATAACAATCTAATCGCCACTGCTGAAATTAACTTACGAGCTTGTAGTAATAATCTTCTAACATTGATTCTGTCAAGTGCAGATTCTCTAATTTGTAGAGTTTTATTACCCCAAATTACTGTACCAACATCATTGAAAGTTGCAATTGGGTTGATTCTACCTTTATATAATGTGTCTCTATCTTCTTGTGTCAACTTACGTCTCGCTCTAATTGCGTTTACAAGACCTCTCGTGTAACCCGCCGATGCGAACCAAGGGAATGCGATGTTGTCTGTCAACGCTAAGTTTTTAGTAACTTCAGCCGTAGGTGGAAGATAAATTTGAGTGTTATTAACAGTATCTCTTGTTAATACCCAAGGATAATAAGTAGCTGTGTAGTTAGAGTCAATACCTATATTTTCTAAGTTGTCAACCGCCTGTTGAGGATAAATTAACCCCTCTTCTATATTTTGGTAAGAAGGTAAGAATAAGTTAAAGTCAGGTGTAGTACAGATGTAAATTGAATCTGCTCTATCTTCCTCAATCAAATTAACCGCATCTTCAACTAAGTTACTGTTGTTTACATAGTCAATTCCTGGTGTAACAAACACATTTATATTTGTAGATTCAGGATTAGAGAATGTTGATTGACCCCATTTGTAAGCGTAGTAGTCAGTGTTTGCCCAAGTCTCTTGGTTTGGTCCTGAAATTTGTTTGAACGCTCCCCAACCTGATGCTGTAGGATACGTTGCGGAAGCTGCTGCTCCTTGTTTGTATCCTGTCTGACCTAACGCGAATGTATCTGCGTTTGTTCTTGACGCTCTATAAATATCCCAACCATCAAATCCGCCATAAGCATATAAAGTATATTTTCTCGTATTTAAGTTGTAATAAGGATTATCACTGTCTAAAGGTTCGCTCGAGAATGAACCTGCACCCACTTCAAACGCTGACTGACCTGAAGTAGCATAAGCGTTAGAAATAGTTACAATAGTAGCACCACTATCTAAGTGGAACCCTTTTGTTATATAACCCCAATCAGGACCTGTAGTATCAGTTGCGATATTTGTAGGAAGTTGTTTACCTTTGTATTCAAAGAAATCATAATCAACTCCTGTGATATTAGAAATACCTAAGTACGCTCTTCTAACATTTTCACCTGATGAAATTCTAATATTATCACCACCGTTTGCAGAACCAAAAGGAGGATTGTCAATTTCATCACCCGCCTTTAAATATCTTGTTTTGTATATAACAAATGGAGGTGTTGCATTTGAGTATTCTCTCATGATGTAACCTTCAAACCCACAAGGAAGTGCGTCTGTTGGTGCTTCATCAGCCATTTCAATCATTAAGTATTTAGATTTTACTTGATATTCACCGTTAGAAGTACCAATTTTATTTGCTATAAAGTTATTTTGTGAAGGGTCTAATGAACAGTTTGTAAAACTTTCTATTACTCTTACGTTTTGGTCAGTATCATAAAAGTCTCTAACAAACACGTCAAAAGTATTGTTAGTGAAAGATACATTACCTATTGATATTTTTACAAGTCTATTAGCTGCGTTACCATCAGAAATCAATACAAATTTAAATAACTTATAAACCAAATTACCTCTTAGTTCAGACACTAAGTAAGGTGTTTTAGGTGTTTGATATTGTTCTAAATAGAAACCAATAGTTTCAGTATTTAATGATTCGGCACTATCTAATTCAATTAAATCACAATACAAACCTCTAATTTTACTATTGTTATATCCCGAATTTAATAAACTTGGGTAAATTTCCTCAACAAAAATTGGAACTTCGTTTCTATCTTTTGCAAAATTTGATTTACCAAATAAACTTGACATGTAGTTAGAATTTGTAGACAACATTGAAGTTTCAAAACTAAATGTTTCAGAATCATATGTAATACCTGATATTACAAAAGTAGAATATGGGTCACTTGTAACTGCCGAATATGTACCAGTACATACCATTTGAACATTACTTGTTCCTGTAACCCAATATTGTGGTCCGTGTTGTGTTGAAGAATAAGAAGTAAGACCTCTTGAACGTAGTGTTGATACAACTAAATCATCCCATTCACTATAAGGTGAACCTGAATAGAATGTCATACCAATATTACATCTTCCTGAGAACACGCCTCCACCAAGAGATGACATTGCTCCGATTGAAGCCCCTAAACCGTATCCATAATATGAACCAACACTTTGAATTTTGTTATAATCAAATAATGCGTAGTACCACGTGTCATTTGTTCCCGCCGAAAGATTAGCTAAAGATAAATTAACATTATTAACTCCGAATGTTTCAGAAGTTGCAGTTACAGTATTTACTGAAGACCCTGAAACATATGTTAATGTATTTGCACTTAGAGTACCCCAATAAATCGCAGTTTTTCCTGAAGTAGATGCACTCACACTAAAGCTATTAACGTTAGTAGAAATAAAGTTTTGAAAATCAGCATTTAATGTTGAAGTTCCTCCGTTATAAGTTGTGTATGTCCTATTAAAATCGGCACTTAATTGTGATGGAACAGATGTGATTGTTATGTTTGAACTTGTACCTGTAGTTCCTGTAAAGTTTAATGTAATACCTGTTGTGTTTCCTGTTGCCCTTATTGTTGCGGGATTTGGATTTGCAATAGTAACAACTGACCAAGACGGACCAGCATCGTAACCTGATAATCCAAGTATTCTTGTTACAAATAATTGATTTGATTGACTTAAGTAAGCCTTTGCAATGTAAGACGCCTCATATTTTGGTATTTGTGTATTTACAAATTTTTCAGGACTTGTTCCCCCAAAATAAACTTGATATTCGTCAAAGTTTGTTATGAAAATAGGTTCAAATGCGGGACCTTGTATGGTTTCACCGACAATACCTAAAGTTGTTACACCAACGCTTTGTGCAACAAAAGTTAAATCTCTTTCTGAAGTGTAAACACCAGGTGAGACGAAAACCTTATTACTAGATGCCATTTTAAATTATGTTTTAGCTTTTTATGTTTTCTATATAAATACATTCAATTTTTGCAAAAAACTATTGACAATAATATATTTATCTGATAAGGCAGACAAAATTCTGCCTTTTTTCTCACCTTAAATTATTATGAAAAATAAAAAAATTAAAAACATTAAAATATCTGATGATGTCCATTCAGTATTAAAAACTTACTGCGAAAAAAATGGTTTGAAATTGTATAAGTTTTTAGAAAATTTAATAATTAAAACTTGTAGTAAACCTAAAGATATATACGGTGAAGATTAAACAAAATAGGCGACGGTTTTAATTACTGATGTTTGAGTAATTAAACTTTTATATACCTTTATTAATAGAGAGTCTCCATCATTAACTTGAATAACATCCAAATCATCACCTATGTAAAGACCATTTATATAAACAGAAAATGCACTACCACAAGATGTTGTTGAATTTGTTGTCGCACCTGTTGGGTTTGAAAATACAGGGAAAGTACCTCCTTGAACACAAATAGTACCTGTATTACCACTTGTTATTCCTGATATAATTGATGGCCCACTATTACATGTTACAAAATTTAAAGTGTTGTTTGTCGTTGCGGTATAATTAAAATTATAACAACTTGATAAATTTTGCAATTCAACAACTTTTAAATCTGCTGTGTATCTAAAAACTTCAGATAATTGTGTTACTCCAGGTAAAAAAGTAAAATCAAAATCAAAGTTGTCGGGTCGTGGAGGTTCAATTTCAACTCGTCTAGTTTTAATTTTTGTATCTACTTCAAACATCGTCATATATCTTGATATTGCGGGAGAAACTTGAAAATCTTCTTCATCTAATAAAAACCCTTGTAGTGTCAACTTGTAATTTATAATGTAGTATTTTCTTTTTTCTAAATCTTTTACTGACTCATCGGACACTTCTTCCATCATTATTGGCATATAGTGTCCATTGATTTGAGTATAGGATTGAGAAGACGCGAATGTTTGCATAACAATTTTGTTAAACTCGTTGTTTTCTCTCATTCGATTACAAAACAACTTTAAATTGTAAACAATATCAACGGCAACAGGTTGTGGAACTTTATAGACATCAGCACCTTTTCTTTGACCATCCCATGTTGGTACTGTAAAATAATTAATTCTAAGTTTTTCAGGGACATTAAATTTACCTCCAACATATTTACCTGGTTTAACTTCAGGAGTTCTTACAATTGCTAAAAAAGGTAATGATATATTTTTATCTAAATCTTGAAAATTCCACGTTTGTGTAAATTGCATCCAATTTTGATTGGTTATAATTCTATCAATCAAAGGTACTTTTTTTTCATCAACAACTAATTCCAATTTGTCTTTAACAAAATCTAAAAACCCCCTGTCCAAATCGGCATGTAATACCCCTTTTGGTAAAAACGTTCCATGTCTTGTTATGTCTTCGAGCATTTCTTCTCTTCTTTCCACACCAAACTTTTGTGGAATCAAAGGTAAATGTTTTTTTACTTGTTTTGGAAAAGTCATAATTTAATTAAATTCCTTCAAATTCATTATTGGTAACAGGGGTTGCAACAATTGTTCTATAAAATCTTTTATAACCACCATAGGTATGTTTATTGTCAGTAAACACCCTACCATCATTTACCACACTATAATATCTAACTCTACTTTCTGTTTCATAGTATCCAATATAATCACCATATTCTATATCAATTTCTAAGTCGTCTAAATAATCTTGATAAACACTAACAGTTAAATTACCCGGTTCTAACTGTTCTAATTTTGTTGAGCCGTAGTCTTGGTTTGCAGGAGCCTCTATTTTAACCAAACCTTTAAATTCTATTGGTGGTAAAAATTGTATCCCACCTTTTAAGGCTTCACCATACACATCGTCGTTATTTGTTTTTTGCCTATCGACTTTATATAAAACTAAAGTGAAGTTCATATCTCCCTCTAACCATTCTCTTCCCATTTTTATATCCAAATTAAAGTCTTCTTCTGCAAAAAACTTATTTAATCTTGTTATTGGAACTTTAGGTTGTGTCATACCTATAAATACTTTGATTGATTTTTTCTTGAATTTTATTATATTTTATATATACTATGGAAGATTTTGTGCCTAAAACACCCGAATCAAAAGCCCTTTTAATATTAGATGATTACGAAGGGTCAAATAACTATATCCTTAATTTAAAACACAAAAAAGAGAACAGTAAGTCTTTCGTACCTACAAGACCGCAGTCGGATTATATCAATAATTATAACACAACACAACCAAAAGTTGCAAAAAAATGGGTCAAACTTGATTCATATTTTGGTAAAAAACTGATGGAAGATAAGATGTATACTAAGGAACCTTCTGAAATATATGTTGAAAAGTTGTTGGTTGAAAAAGACAAGGCATATCATATTTGGGGTAAAATCTTTTCAGGTGAAACTTTACATGACTTTTGGATGCCAAAATCGGCATTACTAAAAGATAATGAAGTTAAAAACATTTCTATTGATTATGGTAAGTACACTCATAGACCTCCTATGGAACATCAAAAAGAAGCAATTGAAAAATTAGTAAGAAATAAAAAGTTTATTCTGGCCGATGACATGGGTCTTGGTAAAACAACATCAACTATCATTGCTGCGTTAGAAACGGGAGCTAAAAAAGTTTTAATTGTGTGTCCCGCATCATTAAAAATAAACTGGCAAAGAGAAATTGCAAATTATTCAGATAGGTCTGTTTATATTGCGGAAGGTAAGAAATTTTCAGATGAACATGATTTTGTTATTGTGAACTACGACATCTTAAAAAATTTCCACGACATTAAAGAAAAGGATAAGTCAGAAATTATGAAAATTAATTTTGATTTAGTAATCATGGATGAAGCACATATGATTTCTAATCCACAAGCGCAAAGAACAAAAATTGCCAACGACATTGCAAGTAAATCAAATAGAGTTTGGTTATTATCAGGAACACCTATGACCTCTAGACCTATGAATTATTATAATTTATTAAACCTTGTTGATAGTCCTGTGGCAATGAATTGGATGGCTTATGCTAAAAGATATTGTAATGGATTTCAATTTAGTGTTGGAAAAAGAAAAGTGTGGAATGTTACAGGGGCATCTAATCTTGACGAATTAAGAGAAAGAACCTCAACACACATTCTAAGAAGATTAAAAGAAGAAGTTTTAGATTTACCTGAAAAAATTATTACACCTGTTTATTTAAGGCTAAAATCAAAAGACTACGAAGAATTAATGGGTGAATATTTTGATTGGTATGACCAAAACCCTGAAGAGTCATCTTCACTTACAATTCAGTTTGGTAAACTAATGAAAGTAAGAAAAGTAATCGCACAAGAAAAAATTAATAACACAATAGAGTTAGCGGAAAACATTATAGAACAAGGTAAAAAGGTTATTATATTTACAAATTTTACAGATACATTAAATCAAATCTATAATCACTTTGGTAAATCTGCGGTTTATTTAGATGGTAGTTGTTCCAAGTTTCACAGACAAAATGCGGTTGATGAGTTTCAAACAAATGATAAAATCAAAGTATTTGTTGGAAACTTGAAAGCCGCAGGTGTTGGTATTACTTTAACATCTGCCGAAGCCGTTATTATGAATGATTTATCTTTTGTTCCTGCTGAACATTCACAAGCAGAAGATAGGTCACATAGAATTGGTCAAAAAAATTCAACATCAGTTTATTACCCTCTTTTTGAAAATACAATAGAAGGTGCAATTTACGACATCTTAAATAGAAAAAAGAAAATTATTTCAACAGTAATGGGTGACGATATGTTTGATGATGCATCCACAATTGAAGAAATGTTAAATTTAATTTCTGGTAATCGATGATATTTATATATCATGGGGAATAATATTTTTGAAAGTTATCTACAGAAAATTTACAAAATAGAACAGTTGTTAGAAATTGATTCAGCACAAAAAACTAATCTAATTAATGAAATAAAAAAAATAAGTATAGATAAACTACCTTACGAATATGATTCTTTAGAAGTTTTTATTGATAGTGAAACAATGAAAACTCACTACAACAAACATTACAAAGGTTATGTTGATAAATTGAATAAAGAATTAGAAAAAATAAGTGGTAAAGATTTAGACTTAGAACAAATTATATCTGACATTTCAAGTTTTAATACAATAGTTAGAAATAATGGTGGTGGCGCATTTAATCATGCGTTGTTTTGGAAAATGATGTCGCCTAAAAAACAAAAGTTAGACGACCCCATCAAAAGTAAAATAGAAAAGACTTTCGGTTCATTTGAAAAATTTAAAACAGAATTTGAAGACGCCGCCAAATCTTGTTTTGGTTCAGGTTGGGTTTGGTTGATTCTTACAGATAAAAATAGATTGAAAATTGTAACCACCGCAAATCAAGACAATCCCCTAATGGATAATCAAGAAGAAAGAGGTTACCCCTTGTTAGGTCTTGACGTTTGGGAACACGCTTATTATTTAAAATACAAAAATCTAAGAGACAAGTACGTATCTAATTTTTGGAAAGTGGTTAATTGGGGATTTGTTAATGATTTGTATTCTACTCAGTCTAAACTTAACAACTAAATTATATTTATATAATAAAAACTTATGGCAACTACTGTAATTATCACCGAACCTGAAAGAAGTAAATTATATAAAAGAATAAAAAATCTTTTAGGTGCCCCTATTCGTAGTGTTGAATTAGAAGATGAAATGATGGATTCATTATTAGAATTATCTATTCAGGATTACGCACAACATGTAAACGATTGGTTGATTGAGGCTCAATGGTCTTCTTTGAATGGTTTGAATTTAGATGAGCAATCACTAACAAGAGCCTTTACTACAAGAAGTATGGATTGGGAAACACAATATACTTACGCGTATTCAAAAATTGTGGGATTACAAGCTGGTGGTGATTATGTATTGAAAAAAGATTATATCGATTTAGTTTCTAATCAACAAATATATGAAATACCTGCAGGTCGCGAAGTTAATGAAATATTATGGTTTTCTCGTTCTGAATTAGACGCAGCATATTTTGACCCGTTTATGGGTGGATTTGGTGGATTTGGCGGTATTGGTTTAGGCGGTGGGGCAGGATTTTCTCAAATGGGGACAACAGGAAATTATTTTATTACACCAGCCTTTGATATTTTACTTAGAATGGCTGACATTCAAATGAAAAGAAGAATCATAACAGGAGATTTGACTTATAGAATAACAGCACTTCCTGAAGGAAAAAAAGCATTACATTTAATGAATGTACCTGGTGGAAAATTTGATTTTGGAAATATTGCTTATCAAAAATACAAAGTATGGTATTGGTATTATGATACTTTTGATAGAGATGATTGTTTAGCGAAAAATCCTGACGTTGTTAGACTTCCTTCTGACGTTCCAATTGATGAAATGAGATGGGATGAATTAAATTCACCAGCAAAAACTTGGGTTAGAAGATGGTTTACTGCGTATTGTAAAGAAACTTTGGCAAAAGTAAGAGGTAAGTATAGTGGTAGTTTGAAGACCCCTGATAGTGAATTAACCTTAGAGTGGCAAAGTTTAAACACTGAAGCTAAAGATGAAAAGACAATGTTGTGGGAAGAATTGAAAGCAAGACTTGAAAGATTAAGACCTGAAAAACAAATGGAGCAAAAAGCCTTACAGGCCGAAAACTTGAACAAAGCCTTGAAATTTAGAGCATTTACAAGTCCTTATAATATCATATAATTTTTTTATGTCAGTATTTAAATCTATTCCTTCAATTAGAATAATTAATGGTAATAGCGTTGAAACATCAGATTCTGCAATAGTTTCAAACTCTTATTATGAAACCAATGGTGAATACGTCATTATTGTTTCGGGAGTTGAAAATTGTGAACTTTTGTTAAATTCATCAAATACCGACCACGTTGTTGTAAAATCTATGACGAATGTTTTAGTAAAGGGAGACTCATTAATTGATGAGCAATATGAAGAAGTTGAATTAACTAAAGGCTCGTGCGTTGAGTTTAAAAAAGTCGGAAATTACTGGTATATATTATCTTCAGACGGATTAAAAAACTCTTAGTCGAAACTAAGAGCCATTAAATCCCCATCCACATCAAATTCAAAGTATTCATCAATATCCACCTTTTTTTGTTGTACGACAAACTCTTCCATTAACTTTTTGTTGTTTTCAACCCAATCAACATCCACTAAATCAACAGTACCATCTAAATACATATAGTAAGGGTCAATACCTACGTTTTTCCAAAACGTTAATTCCATGTCAGATAAAGTTAATACTTCCTCTAATGTATCTTGATGAGCCTCTTTCATTGGGTAACCGCGTACTAATTCAGTTTGAGACTTAGTAAAGATAGGTCTATCTTTTGGGTCTTCAATTAAAATGTCTTCTCTGATTTCAGGTCTATAAACAACAAGTAATGGTTCGATTCTTTTGTTAAATGCTGCCAAATATCTTGGAACATTATACTCACCCAATAAATCAGGATTCATTTCAATATCACGTTCATCAATCATATAACAATTCAAAACCAATTCATCTTTTTTCTTTTGAACGTCTCCATGTGATTTTTTCTCACCATTATTAACATAGAAGATAGTATCACCAAGACCTGGATTTTTACCTTCTTTAATCAAAAGTTCCATATGCGCCTGACGGGACATCATATTTCCTGCCTTTGTAGTTTTAGTAATGTGAACTTTGTAATCGTCTATTGATTGTTTTACCCGAGCTTTGTTTGCAATTTTTGCCAAAGGGATTTGTCTATTATAAAGTTTGTCCACATATTCATAGTAAAAATCTAAAAACTCACCACCCTTACCGTCTAACAACATTCTAAGCCCCTTATCCAAAAATTCAGCAACATATGTTTGAAGTTTTTTAGATTTAATACTATTTCCTGTAAGTTTTACTTTACCCTTATCTGTAAGAAGTGCATAGTTTTTACGAGCCACATTAATTGTTGATGGCCAAACACCGTCAATATCCAATCCCATTTCACCTCGTAAAAATAAATCATTGTATTCTGCAACATCCGCTTCTGCTCCAATATATTCCTTACCTTCTTTAACCAATCCGTTCAACCCCTTTCCAATATACTTATACTCTTCTCTATCTTGTGGTGTTTCGAAGTTTACACCATCCGTATCCATTACGAGAGGAACATAACCTCTTTTCATAAAGAACATAATCATTTGACGTAGGTATTGTCTACCTGTACAAGTAATCTGTTCACCCATATCAATATCACCCCACGGAAAAACTTGTGGTGCTGATAATGAACCAAAGAATGCGTTGATAAAGATTTTAATTGGTAATTGTTTTCTGTCGTAAGAAATCGCAAGTTTTGGGTCAATAGATTTATATTCACTTGCTAAGTTCTTATATTTAATACGAGTATCACGGAAATACTTTAACATACTTTTCATTGCTCCTGTTACGTCACATTTAGGGAATACGTCGTGAACCAACTGAATAGATGGGTATAGTGAAGAGTAGTCAAGTTTCAATACGTTTTTAGAGAACCCAACCTGTACTAAACGAGAAAGACCTCCTGTAAATTTTCTTTTTTCTAATTTTCTTGGTAATGCTAAGTTATGTTTATATGACCATGCTGCCATAATCATTTTCCATAATGTTGCAGTTCCCATAGTTGAAAGTCTTTCATATGTTGTTGGTACAAGTTTAGACAATAAGAAGTTTGCTTGATTAAACTGTTCATCAACTATCATCGTTTCATAAAGGTCATCGTCCAAGTAGTCCTCAATAATTTTTGAACCTGTAACTAATTTATAAACATCATCTCTTCTTTTACATATTTCATCTATTTTTGAATCAAATCCAACTTTCTTATATGCTCCGTTTTCTTTGTTCATCCAATATTCAAGATTATCAAAATAAATTTTACCAATCTTATCCCCTTCAACATAAACACGATTTGGTTTTTCTGCTTCAATAAACTTGGTAATATACTTCAAAGACCAACTTTTAATGTCTGAGTTGATTGCTTGAGCTCTACGAACCGCATGAGCAATATCAACAATATTATATCCCCACATTTGAGTTTGAACGTATGGTTCCATTTCGTTCGCCAACTTTAGAATACCATCTTTTTGTTTTAGTGTATAATCAGGATGTAAGGTCTTGCAGATTTTTTTGATATTAACTTTTAATATTTCAGCTCTTTTTAGAATAAATGGGAAGTCAAAGAATGCTGAGTTGTAACCCCCAATCAAAGATGGTTTTAACTCATCAATAGTCTTAAAGAAGTCGACAATCATTTGTCGTTCTTCATCTTCATTTTGTGCAGATAATAATTTTAGAAAACCACGATTGTCTTTCATCCCAATCAAGAATATCTTACTTGTTTTAGGGTCAAGACCTGTGGTCTCAATATCGAATACAAACCTGTGGATTTCATCGTATTCGTCAAAACCTTTGAATAGTCTTTTACTTTTTTGAATTAAGTATTGTTCTACGGGTGATAATATTTGAATTGAATCTGTGTTGTCTCTACCCCATGGGTCTAATCCTCCACCTTTAAAGAAGTTTACAAGATTGGAGTATGACTTTGTTGTTTTAACCAAATACCTCAATCCGTTCTCTAAACGTTCATCATCGTGAGTATCAAGTTTTTCTATGATAATACCATTTTCACTCATCGCACGTTTTTGTGCGTGTTTGTCGTTCTTGTAAAAGTTTTTACCTTTCAAGTCGCCAACCCAAGCAAATGGAATAAATGTGTCGGGGCGTAATAATTTACCCTTAACAGGGTCTTGGATTACTTTATAAATTTTAGATGATTTGTAATCGTATTCGAGTGATACGATATATTTTTCGTCGTCTTCGCCTAATAAAAAGCGTTCAATTTCTTCTTGTGGAACCATATTTTATATTATTAATTTTGGGTTATTATTCTCACAAACTATGTTGTGGTTTCCCTTTTTTAATAAATATAAAAATGTCTTGTCTTAATGTCAAACGATGTTTATATAAAGATTTTCTCTAATTGGTGAAATCAATTCTCCATTTTGTAAAACTATGGAAAATTCACCTATAAACCTACCTTTTATTTTTGTATCATTCGCAGTCCATTTGTAGTATAAATAATATTCAGTTGGACTATCAGGGTTATTTTTTAATTTCTCGACAATATAAGCTTGGTTCATAAATATTTTTTGTATTCCATTCTTTTCGTCTTTCATTGAAAAACGAATAATTGCATTATCTAAAATTTCTATAATATTTTTATAAGAGTCACTTCTACCGTCCACGACTGGTTCCATTTTCAAAATTGGTAATGTAGAGTTTTGATTTATAAAAAATTCCATTTTTTCTTCTTATGTGGTTTATGAACAATTATTTAATACTTGAGTAACAATTCCATTCGAAATACTTATTAATACGTAGTTTGCTCCGTTTTGTGCGATATAAAATCCTGTCATACCATAGTAATTACATGTCGTAGGTCCACTATAGAACACCGTACCAACTTGAATTTGTGGAGTATCAATGTGCATAGGATTAATTGCTCCATTGGTGTTACATGTTCCGGCAGATAAACACAACAACGAACTACAAGCCAACGAATAATTATTTGAAAAATTACCGTATTGATTGGTAGAAAAACTTAAATATGAAGATAAGTACGGGTGTGTTGTTAAGCAAGGTATTGGTGTCGGAGCAGGAGGACATAACGAGCAATCTGCGTTTTGACCATAAACTTGACCGTTCCATGTCACGGTTTGAGGCCCTGCAGATGGACCTGTAACAATATAACATTGACCATTTGTTCCACCAACAACATAATAGATGTCAAGATTTTGATATTGTGGAGGTATTGAAATAACTTCCGCTTCAGATTCACCTAAACACGGTATTGCCACTGCAAGTATATTTGCGGGCGTAGGGGTTGGTGTAGGTGTAGGAGTTGGGGTCGGTGTCGGAGTTGGTGTAGGTGTAGGAGTTGGAGTCGGTGTCGGTGCAGGCGCCAAACAATTAGGACACCAATAATCAAACAAATTAAATTTATCTTTTAAAATTCTAAAGTTGTGTTGTACTTGAGGACTTGCAAAAGGTTCAGTATACATTCTAAACTGTGATATACCACCCATAAATGAACCCCCAAAATTTTGTTCAACTAAAATATTTGTCGATAAAGAATTTAAAGAAGTTGCTGATAAAATTTCATCTGGAAATAATTCAGGGTCTTGTATGTAAGGACCACTCAAAGGTATATAATCACCAATAAAGGTTAAAGTACTAGCAGTTGATGCCGATGTAAAGTAAGGTATTGAACCATATTCTACAGTAATTGTATTTGATTGTCCTGTCAAACCTGATAATGTTATTATACTCCCGCTACAATTTGTATAAATTAAATTTGTGCCAATATTACCAACAGACCAAGACCATTGTTGACAAGAATCAAATATTAAATTGTCGTGTAATCCTTGACTACCTCCACCCCAAGAAATATTAAACGGTACACCGATTTGTTTTTCTTTTTCACAATTTAATTCTCTTGGGATTATTTCTTCAAAGTTTTCAATTATGGTGAATAAGTAACCGTTAATATATAATTTGAGTCTTCCTAATCTATACCAAGTATCATCAAACCATTTATGGTCAAAAACAATTCTATAAACTTTATTTTCTTTTGTGTCACCAGAATGTGTTTCAGGTGGCATAATCAAATTATATGCAGTCCCGTTTAAAATAGATTGGTAAGTTACCTCTCTTATATCCCCTAAACCACCAAGATTTAATAAATCACACTCTTCCATTGTTGTATATCTTTCAAAAACTGCCGTAACCATTACCCATCTGTCTTCAGTTATTGTACCACAAATGTAATCACAAATTTCATAAATTGGGGGAGTACATACTTCTGTAATTGTATATCCTGTTTGAAAAGTAACACCAGTAGTTTCACAAACACCTGTTGTAACACAATCTCCTGTAATTTTTATGTATTTTACACATAAACTTGGATTTAAAGGGCAACCACTAAATCTCATTGATAATCCATTTGATAATACATCAAACTTGGGGTCTAAAGGAGGGTTTGGAATTTGTTCTGTACATCCTCCGCAATTACACCCAATATTATGATACGCTGTAGTTGAACTTGTGGGGTATAATTTTACACAATTTGCATTTGTGTATCCCGTTTGATAACAAGTACAACTACTTAAACTACCTAAACCTATTGTACTTCTAGTATATCCCGAATCAGATTCAGGACTACCGCTTGCGTAATGATAAAATTTGTTTTCGGCTCTTGTCCCAAAATAGAAAAAAGTGCCGGAATTACTTGGGTATTTTGTATTTAAGTATTCTTGTGTTAAAGTATTAATTCCGTATTCTTCTATGTTTCTTGGTTTTATAACCGTCTCCATAGTCCAACCTTTATTTACTCGTTCAGGAAAAACTTCATAGTCATAACCAAAAAGTTTATAAAATCCTTGATAAAACCCACCATATAGTTCTTGATAATAACCGACCTTTTGGTTAAATTTTGACACAATATTATACATAGATTGCTTAGGTCTTCCTGAAAAAACCACATTTGGTGGATTAGTATAACCCGTAACCATATGCATCTTCATACGTCTATCATAATAATAGGGATTAAATTTAAAATCGTTTCTAATCCCCATGGTGTAGTACAAAGTTTGACCAGTTAAAGATGTAAACAATCCATTATCAGTACCCACTAATCCCACGTCACAAGTTCCTGTAAATGCTGATATACAATTTAAATCAACATTATTAGGGTTGTAATAATTTTTACTAACTAATGTGGCGTTGATATAAAAGTTATTAAATAACATAGGTATTTGAGGACAAGTATTGGAATTTCCTAAATCAAATAAAATTGGAAGTCTATTTCCGTCATTGTATGCGATGAGTTCGTTAGAGAATACCACTTCTTCATCGTAGTCTTTTTCGTCTCCGACAAGTGTAAAATCAAAATAGTCCGCAAAATTTAATTTTTGGGAATATTTTGGTGTAAAATATGAATTAATACTTTGACTTGGCATTTTTATTAATAAATACTTTAACAGAAGATATTTATATAAAAAGTATTAAATGAAAACTTATAAATATTCTACAAAAGAAAGAGCAGAAAGAGTTGCTAAGACTTTAGGATGTACAGGTTCACACCAACATACAGAAAAAGGTAAGAAGATTTTTATGCCTTGTAAGAGTCATGAAATTTTCACAAAAAAAACAAAAAACTCAGATGGTGAGGTTACAGAATTGGTAGATGATGATGGAACTTGGAAATCATCTTCTATACCTATTTTGAATCCTGCAACGACAGGAACAAAAAACAACCCGACAACTACAGATAAAATTGTTTCTATGAGTAAAAACCCAAGAGACCCACTTTTAAGGGGTTGGTATGGTTATTATGGTGAAGGTCACGTAAAAGAAATTGACATGTCGAAGGCTTTTGGTTTCGAAGACACAAAATTTATGGATGCAGAAGAAACTGAGAAATTTTTCAAAAAAGAATTAAAGTTAAAACCACAAAACGCAAAAGTAAGAACATTAGACCAAGGAAAGAAAAAAGGGTTAGATAAAAAAACACCCCCACAAATAAAAAAGAAAAAAGGGTTTATAGATAGAGAAATACTAAAAGAGTTGGAATTAGATGAGGAAATTTTATTAGACAAATCAAGAAAATCAGACGATGGTGTTATTGGTGATTTAATTAAAAAAAATGTAAGAGCCCTTAAAAAAATGGCAAATGACAACAACATTTCTCTTCAAGAATTAATTTATATGTTAAAAGATGAATAGTTCATTATACGATAGAAAGGCGGTTGTGCCCGATACATTGTTAAAACATTTAGAACAATGTTTTAGTTCGACAGATGGTGACGAAGGAACTGAAGGGTATAATAGAAATAAAGAATTGCGTGAAAAAAAAGTTGCAACCTACCAACAAATAAAAAGAATAAAAAATTGGTTTGATGGTTACAACGGAAATAAAAAGGACGCTCCTTTTATTTTAAACGGTGGAGACAGAATGAAATCTTGGTGTGATGAGGTTTTAAAAACTTGGAGAAACAGTGTCGAGGGTGGAAAAAAAGTTAAAAGTGATACGGGAATGCAAAACCAGTTTAACGACACTCATGAAAAAAATGGCATTAATTTAATACCAAGTAAAAGACATGAAAAGGGGGGAAATAAATTTGATACGTCAATAAAAGAAGAAGTTAAAAAAATAAACTATTTAATTAAAAAAATATTGTAATGGCAGTTCAATCAGATAAATTAGATTTTTCGCAACCTGACAACACGTTGTCAAAAATTGCCGAAGAACAAAGAAGAAAAATGTTCGCTCGTAATGATTTCAAGGAAGTTAATCCCTATTCAAGTGTTAATCCCGCAGCATTAGCAGATGGTGATGGTAAAGGTAGAGGTACTGGTGGTGATTTAGATATATACAATCAAAATGCAGGAACAGCACTTGATAGATTTGAAAGAAAAGACGATTTGAAAAGTAATAAATTTTCAGAAAAAAATCCTTATTACGTTCCACAATGAAATTAGTCAGCAATCTTAGTGAATTGATTACAGAAATTGCCGCAATTTCTGACATGACGGATTCTATTAAAAAAAGAAACGTGGTAACAATTTACTATGATGGTAATGATAATGGTGGTAAAGGATATAGAACAATAGAGCCTGTGTGTTTAGGATTTTCAAAAAGAGATAATATGGTTTTAAGAGCGTGGGAAAGAGAAGGTGCTTCCTACAGTGCACAAAATAAAGGTAATGTTTTACCAGGTTGGAGATTATTTAGAGTAGATAAAATCTTTACATATAAACCCTCCTTTGATAAGTTTGATGAAGTTAGACCTAACTATAATCCACAAGGTGATAAATCAATGATTAGAGTTTTACTTAACGCTAAATTTGATAATGAATAAAAAATAAAAAAATATGTCATCAGCAGAAGAATTAATGCAAAGATTGGCCGTGTCCAAAAAAATTATGGACAGACAGAGCACAATAAAAAGAGGTGAAATTCCACAAAATATTAATGCGGCACCAATGTTAGAGAGTTTTAACACTCCTCAGGCTACGTATAACATACCACAAGAATTTTTATCTGAAACCCCAACACAGAGTCAAAAACCAAACTTTGACCCAACAAAACCAATTGAAGAATCAAAAATTTTAAATTCAAAATTACCAGAGGAAATTAAAAAATTAATGATTGAAAAACCAATAATACAACCCAATACTATGTCAAGTGCATCAATATCGGATGATATTATTGAAGGGGCACAAAGACTAATGAAAATGGAAAGTAAAAATTTACAACCATCCGATTCATTACCAAAATCAAATATCAAAACAACAACTCAAAACGTACAATCACAATTTAATATAAATGAAATGAGAACAATGATTAGAGATGTTGTAAGAGATGTGGTTAGAGATGTTATTAGAGAAGAATTGCAAGACGCTGGTGTCATCAGCGAATCATCTGAAGATGCCAACGAATCAATCCAATTTAAAGTTGGTAAACACATATTTTTAGGTAGAGTTACAAAAATTCAAAAAGTAAAATAACTTTAAATAAAATTAAAAAAAAATCCACCTATTTTAGGTGGATTTTTTTTTAATGAATATTTTGAGGATTGATTTAATTGTAAATTAGTTTTATATTTTCATTATAGTTGGTTAATACGCCCTCTATATTTAAAAAATCAATTACACACATGAAAAAAATTAAAGTACTTGTTCTAGCTAGTGACCGCACAGGAGTTGGAAAATTTAGGTCTATAGACCCTCACGTAATGTTACAAAATAATCACTCAGATGAATTTCACGTAGATATAGATTACGACCCAAAAATTAATGATTATAACTATTGGAAACAATATGACATTGTTCACTTCCATAGGTCAATTGGTCAAGATTTTGACCAAGCTAATGATTTAATCAAAAGGTTAAACTCTATTGGAGTAATTACAATTATGGATTTAGACGACTATTGGTTGCCGACTAAAGAACACCCAATTCATCAACTAATCATACAGAACAAAATAAATGAAAAGATAGTTGCAAATTTAAAAGTAGCAGCACATGTTACAACAACAACTTCTTTATTCGCTTCAGAAATATCTAAAATTAATAAAAACGTATACGTTCTTCCAAACGCCATTAATCCAAAAGAACCTCAATTTAAATATGAAACAAAACCGTCAGATAAACTTCGTTTTGGATGGTTGGGCGGTTCTTCTCACTTACATGATTTAAAATTATTAAACGGTGTTACAAATAAATTAAAAGATAGTCATGACAAATTTTCATTGTATCTATGTGGTTTCGATACAAGAGGAAGTGTTACTGAAATTAATAAAGAAACAGGTGAACAAAAACAAAGACCGATACGACCAGAAGAAACCGTATGGGCACGTTATGAAGAAATTTTTACTGACAATTATAAGTTAGTTTCTCCCCAACATCTTGAATACCTGAAAAAATTTGAGGATTCTGAATATATTATGGAGTCTGAACCTTTTTACAATCGAGTTTGGACAAAACCTGTTACAAGTTACGCTTCAAATTATAGATTATTTGACGTTTCATTAGCTCCGATTGTAAATCATATTTTTAACCGAGTTAAGTCGCAATTAAAAGTTATTGAAGCTGGTTTTTACAAAAAAGCAATTATTGCTTCAAATGTTGGTCCCTACACTATTGATTTAAAACACGCATTAAAAAATGGTCAATTCTCTGACGGAAATGCACTTTTAGTTGATGAAGTAAAAAATCATAGTGATTGGGCTAAAAACATGAAAAAATTAATTGATAATCCTAACTTTGCTTATGACTTGGGACAACGATTGTATGAAACGGTTAAAGACACATATGATTTGAATGTGGTCACAAAAAATAGAGCGGAACTTTATAAATCTTTAATAAAATGATAAACATACCTATTAACAAAATTTTATTTATCGACATTGAAACTGTTGGTATATGTAAGGATTGGCGGACTTGTCAAGAAAATCACCCCAAAATTGCAGAACAATTTGTTAAATACTTTGATTGGTTTTTAAAACGATTTCCTGAAGATGACGTTGAGACGAATGGTCTTGAAGAAGAACTTCAAAAAATGAATGATGTTTATTCTTCAAGAGCGGCACTTGTTCCAGAGTTTGCTAAAATTGTTTGTGTATCAATGGCATTTGTTTTAGAAAACGGTGAAGTAAAAAAACAAACTTTTAAAAATGACAGCGAAGAGGATTTATTGTTGGAAGTTAGAAATTTATTAGACCGTTGTCACAAATTAGATTTTTATTTGTGTGGGCATAATTTAAAAAACTTTGACATACCTATGTTGGCAAAACGTATGATTATTAACAACATTATGCCATCAAAAATACTTCCATCATACGACACTAAACCATGGGAAGTAAAAGCAATTGACACTAAAGAAATTTGGCAATACGGTTCGTATAGTTCAATTGGTTCTTTAGATTTAATGTGTTCTTGTTTAGATATTCCAACACCAAAAGATGGTGAAATAAATGGGGGTATGGTTCATCAGGCATATTGGAATCAGAATAGACTTGATGAAATTGCAAAATATTGTGAAAAAGATGTTGATGTTTTGATTGAATCAATAAAAAAATTAAAAAGTTTAAAATAATGTTTGAAAATATAAAAGATTTAAAAAATAGCATGAAAGCTTTAAAGGAGCTTCAATCTCAATTTGGTAATGTTGACATGACAAATCCTGAAAGTATGTTAAAATCCATGGGACTTAATGTTGATGAAATCAATCAACATTTTGAAGGTCAATTTACATCAGAAGTTAATTTAAATTTTGTGAATAGTAGTGACAATCAAAACCCTGAATACGCTTATAAAGGTGATTCGGGGTTTGATTTAAGAGCTTCGGAAGAAAAATGGGTTTTTCCAAACTCAAGAGTTTTAATACCTACAGGTTTAAAATTTGACATTCCTGATGGTTATGAAATACAAGTAAGGTCTAAAAGTGGTTTAGCATTAAATCAAGGATTATTTGTTTTAAATTCACCTGGCACGGTTGATAGTGGATACTTAGGTGAAATACAAGTTATTTTATTTAACACAACAACAGAAAAAGTTAAAATTGAAAAGGGTCAAAAAATTGCCCAAGCGGTTCTTTGTCCTGTTGTTAATGGCAAATGGGTTAATTTAACACAAATTTCAAATTTAGGTTCAAAAGACCGAAATGATAATGGATTTGGTTCAACAGGTTTAGTATGATTACAGTAGGATTTTCAACAAGAAAAATAGATGACAATTTTGTCTCGATGTTAAAAAAAACGTCAGGAGTAAGTAAATTGGAAATAATACCAATCGAAAACAATGGTGTATTTTCTCTTAGTGAAGCTTATAATAAAATTTTAAACGATTCCACTAATGACATTGTTGTATTGATGCATGACGACATTTATTTTGATAGCAAGAATTGGGCATCAAAAGTTTTAAATTATTTTAAAAGAAATCCTGACTATGGTATTCTTGGTGTTGCCGGCTCAACTTCGTTACCTTCTTCTGGTAAATGGTGGGAAGATTTTTCAAAACTTAAAGGAATTGTTAATCATGAACATGAAGGAAAAAAATGGGAGTCAAAATATTCAACAAGTAAGGGTAATCAGTTAGATGACGTATTGTTGGTAGATGGATTATTTATAGCAATTAATAAAAAAAATATTAAACACAACTTTAACGAAGAAGTTAAAGGGTTTCACTTTTACGATGTAGATTTTTCTTTTAGAAATTATTTAGAAGATGTTAAAATTGGGGTTATGTATGATGTAAGAGTTACACATAAATCAATTGGTATGACTAATGAACAATGGGAAAAAAATAGAGAAGAGTTTGCAGAAAAATTCAAAGATGTTTTACCCGTTAAAATCAAACGAAATCTTACAATCGATTCACCTTTAAAAGTTTTATTATCTTGTTTATTTTTTAAATCTTTTACAGGTTCAGAAATGTATGTTTATGAATTAGCAAGAGGATTAAAAAAATTAAATTGTGACGTTACGGTACTATCAGACATTAATGGACCCTTATCTCAATTAGCAAAACAACAAGGAATCAAAGTCGTTTCATTTCAAGATGCTCCTGGTTACAAAATGGGAGATGGAAAGTGGGGATTTAACACACCACAAGGGTTTCAACCGACACAACAAAATGTAATGTACAAAATTGGTGATGTTAATTATGATATAATTCATACTCAACACACACCCGTTTCAAATCAAATGTGTCAGATGTATCCTAATATTTCAAAAATATCAACAATACATTCTGAAGTCATAGAATTAGAAAATCCAATTATTCACAATTCAATTAAAAAATATATTTGCATTCGTCCTGAAATACAAAACCATATTGTTGAAAAATTTAATATTGATAAGGATAATACTAAAGTAATTTATAACCCAATCGACACAAAAAGATTCAATTCAAATAACATTAAAGATGATAATTACGTTTTGTTTGTTGGGACAATTGATTATTTAAGAGAAAATACAATAAGAGATTTAGTTACATACTCCTCTGAAATTAATAAAGAATTATGGTTAGTTGGTGAAAATAAATCAAATTACTTGGATGATTTATTAAAAAATCCACACGTAAAACATTTTAACGCAACAAGTAAAGTTGAACAGTATGTTAAAAACTGTTCTGAAACCGCAGGTATTCTTTTGGGAAGAACAACTATTGAAGGTTGGATGTGTAATAAACCCGGATGGATTTACAATGTTGAAAGTAGTGGTTATATTTTAGATAAAAAATTACATATGCCGCCGACAGATGTTAGTAAATTTGATTCTATTGAGGTTGCAAAAAAAATAAAAGAAGAATATATTAAAGTTATAAATCAATGAAATTATTAATAAAGTTTCCAACAAGAGGTAGAGTAGATAAATTTTTTTCAGTATTACAAATTTATCATGATTTATGTTTAGATATTGATAATACTGAATTTCTCATATCCATAGATGAAGATGATAATTCTATGAACAACGATGAAGTTATAAATAAAATAAAGAGTTATAAAAATACAACTCTCAAAATTGGTCTTTCTAATTCTAAAATTCATGCCGTCAATAGGGATTTAAATGAACATAAAAATAAATGGGATATTCTTTTATTGGCCTCTGATGACATGATTCCGCAAATAAAAGGTTATGATAAGATTATAAAAGATAATATGTTGTTTAATTATCCAGATTTGGATGGTGTATTGTGGTTTAATGACGGTTATCAGGGAAACAAATTAAATACACTATGTATTTTAGGTTATAAATATTATAAACGTTTTAATTATATATATCACCCCGATTATAAATCATGCTGGTCAGACAATGAATTTATGCTTGTTGGAAATTTGTTACGTAAACAATCATATATAGACCAAGTCATCATTAGACATGAACATCCGGACTGGGGGTATGGGAATATAGATTTTGTACATGATAATAATGTAAAAGACTTAAGTCATGACTACAACGTATTCCAATTAAGAAAATCAATAAATTTTGAAATATGAAAATATCACTAAACACGATGGTAAAAAATGAAGCGGACACACTTCAAAACGTTTTACCGATATGGAATAAATACAAGGTTGATTATTTTATTTTTTACAATGACAATTCAACTGACGAAACCGTAGACGTTATATATGATTTACTACCTGAAGAAAAAATTATTATATTAAATCATCACCTTGAATCTTTTAATGAAGGGTACCAAAGACAAACTATGATAGATAAAAGTAGAGAACTGGGAATTGATTATATTATATGTTTAGATGCGGATGAACTGTTAAGTAGTAATATTACCAAAGACATAACTACTTTCATGAAAAACTATGAAGAATATGACATGAAATTGTTTTGGTATAATGTTGTGAATGATGGACTTATTCTTTATAGAAACGACCCAATGTATTCAAATAATTACAGGACTTTTGTATTACCAGTAAAAAACATAGGAGATTTAAATAAAAATGATTGGAAATATCACACACCTAGAACTCCCGAGGTAAATTTACCTAAAAAATTTACAAAAGATTATGGAATTATACATCTTCAAAGCGTAAATAGAAAATATTATGCAATGAAACAATTATGGTATAAACATCATGAGTTTAAACATTATAACCACACAGTTGATTTTATTAATGGAAGATATGACTCAGTAGTGAATAATTTAAATTTTAACCCCCAATTTACACCTAAAGAAATTATAGATGGTATTGACATAGACTTATCGTTTTTTAATCTATTAGAAGTAAAAAAAGGATATTATGATTTTATCATAAACAATAAAAACGAAGATTTAATAACATTTGGAAAGGAATATTTTATATGAATTACACAATAGGAATAACAACATTTTCGGCTAGAATAGATTTTTTAATCAAACTTTTAGAACAAATACGTTTTTTTACTGAAGTACCAATTATTGTAGTTATTAATGGTGAAAAGAATGGAAAATTATCTGACGATTATTTACTAAAATTATATTCTCTTTTTTCTAGATACAATCAAATATATCCAATATTTTTTCAAGAAATTAGAGGACTATCAAAAATGTGGAATACGGCTATTATTCATTCGTCTTCTGATAATATATTATTGTTGAATGATGATATTGAAATTCACAACAATGATATATTCAAAAAAGTAGAGGAGCTTTCAAATAATAATAGTTTTAACTCAATTTGTAAATTTAATGGGTCTTTTTCACATTTTTTTGTTAAGAAAGAATGTATTGAAAAAATTGGATTTTTTGATGAGAGGTTACTAGGATTTGGAGAGGAAGATGGTGATATATCATATAGACTTATAAAGGATAGTATGGAACTCCGCTCATTAGGTGTTTCAGGTTTAATTAATATTGTTTCTGATGTAAGGCATTCTGAAATTAAACCGGGTATTGGTAAATACTCTAAATTTAATAGGGATTTTATATATGGTCAAAAATATGTACCAACTAATCAAGGTATTAAAGGTATGTTTGACACTCCGATGATTGAAAACCTACAAAATGAAAATATTAATCCTTACGAAGTATTTTTTAGAGAGAATAAATCAAAATTATAGAATAGAAAAATGTTAGACTTGAATAATTTAATACCTTTTAAAACACTTTTTGAAAGTGATAATAACGGGAGAGAAATTAATATTTACAAATTACATAATGTGCAATTTTATGAAAATAACATTTTTTATCCAAATGTGATATTAAAGTCTGAAAAAAACGACATAAAACCTATTAATGAAACGGTATTATCATTAAAGGAATTGGATTTTTCATCACATAATAAATCAATGTTAGAAATAAAAGATAGAGATTCAAAACCTTATTTTTTCTTCATTTATAATACTGATAACTATTATCATTTTGTGTATGATACACTACCATATTTAATTACGTTTTTTGAACTTAAAAAAGAAATCCCCGATTTACAACTTTTGATGAATTACCCTAATTACCAAAAGTTTGAACATTATAAATTTGTTATTGAATTTTTATATATTTTATCAATAAACAAAGATGATATTACAATTGTAAATCCATCTATCGCATATGATAATTTATACGTATCTAATTCATACACTCACGATGGTAAATCAAATATTAAACCAAGAAATGAAGTTTACAAGTTTTACAATAATATGGTTAATTTTATAACTAATGATATTAAAAAAGAAAAATTACCGACAAAAATTTATATTTCCAGAAGAACATGGATTAATAAAGACACGTCAAATATAGGTACAAATTATACAACAAAAAGAAGATTATTAAATGAAGATGAGATTGTTGAGTATTTAAAAACTAAAGGTTTTGTTGAAGTTTTTACTGAAAATCTTTCAACACCTGAGAAAATATTATTATTCAATAATGCGGAACACATTATAGGGCCGATAGGTGGTGGGTTATGTAATGCACTATTTTCTAACAAAAAAACAAAATTAACAGTTTTAAATTCACCCACTTTTTTTGACATAAACTATCGGTTTTTATTTTCGTTTGAAAATGTTAATTATGAAATATTAGATATTTCTGAACATACAGAAAAAAGTAAAATAAAAAAATTCATGAGAGTTAAATTTGATAATAAAGTGGGTGAAGTGGTTGACATAGATGGTGATAATATTACTATTAATTATAGTGATATGGATGTTGCGGGGTGGAATAATCAAATTGAATTTAAACAAATTATTAAAAATATAATGGAACTAATCCCTTTAGATGACGGACTTAATTCTGAATGGATAATTGACATTAAAAAACTAAAAGAAATAATATGATTAATTATGTAATTTATGGTCATACGGATTATTTAGACGTTTTAAATATCCAAACTGATTACTCACAAAATAAGGGACATTTGACTCTTTTTATAAATGAAAATAATTTAGAACTAACAGATTTATATGAAAAATATAATGAGGTTATTTTTTATGATGATAAGGGCACTTACGCAACGAGAGTTTTAAGTTGTTTAGAAAAAATAAAGTATGATTATATTTTATTTTTTCACGATATTGACATTATATTAAAAAGTGATGATAGGACTATTGAAAAATTGTTTGAGTTTTTAAGAACAAATAATTTTGATAGGGTCGATTTAAAATTTTCAGATAAGATTAACCCATCGACAAAATTAATTAAAATAAATAATTTAGATGATATATCAGAATGGGAACATATTAATATGAGTGAAATTGAGAAAAAAAATAATATTCCGTATTTAATTGAACAGGACGATGTGACTAATTACATATATAATGTAAACCCGTCTATATGGAAAAAAGAATCTTTTATTGATTTACTTAGTAATTTTAAACATAAAAATTATCGTACAATAGAAGACATTGATGTCCAAGAGTACTCAAAAAAATTCAAAATATTTAAAATGTTTTCAAACAAAAAACTAAATTGTGGGTATTTCCAATGCTTAGAAAGTTTTGTATACTTACATATAAGTCATAATGGTAAACTTTTACCATTAAATATGAATTTTGTTACAGTTTACGGTCAATCTTACCGTGATATAAGTAATGAATATATAAAAATTGTAGAAAAATATAATCTAATAAATTCAAATAAATGGTATAAATAATATGAGCTTAGAACAATTAAAAGAATGTAAATACATTTCTAGTGTTGGAATGTTACTATCATTGGACGATAATAACATCATAACCTATCAGAAAGAACCTCACAGAATAACTCATGATTTCGTAAAATTATTAAATGGTAAAGATGGTGATTGCATCTACATTAAATTTGCATTTTTTACCCAATTTATACATCAAATTTTACCACAATTAAATTATAAATTTATATTAATCACGGGAGACGGAGATGAAACTATGCCTGACGATATGATTAGTCCTGAAATATTTAATAATATTATTAATGACGCAAGACTAATACATTGGTATTCAGTAAACTGTAATGAACGTTATCATGAAAAATTTTCATTAATACCTATTGGTGTAAATTTCCATTCTCTAACATTTGGTGAATTTTGCGGGTGGAGTAGTGGTGCGATGACACCAAAAGAACAAGAAGAAATGTTGGATTCCATAAAGAAAAAATCTGGAGAATTTTATCAAAGACAACCTAAATGTTACTCTAATTTTCATTTTGTAACATATTCGGAGTTTGGTAATCCGAGACAGGACGCCATTAACAAAATACCAAAGGACCTAATTTATTATGAACCTTCATTAGTAGATAGAGAAACAACTTGGACAAAAAACGCAGAGTACGCATTTACCGTATCCCCAATGGGACATGGTATGGATTGTCATAGAACATGGGAATCGTTAATGTTAGGTACAATTGTAATTGTAAAAAAATCTCAATTAGATAGTTTATATGAAGGGTTACCTGTACTTATCGTGGATGATTGGAGTGAAATTACACAAGATTTATTAGATAAGACAATTGAAGAATTTAAAAATAAAGAATTTAACTATGAAAGAATCACCCTAAAATATTGGGTAGATAAAATCCGTAATACCCCATACCAAAAATGATATTTTTTGATGTAAAAAAATTTGAATTATCAGACAACACTCATATTGATAAATTGAAATTTGTCGTTTATAGTCATTCTTCTTTCTTAGAGGTTTTAAAGATACAAATTGATTATTTAACCAATATTGGGGATATGATTTTAATCATAAATAAAAATGATGAAGACCTTAATGAAATCTATAATAGTTTTGAAAAAGTTATTTTTTATGATGATTCACAACCATATGGTTACCGTTTATTAAGTACTATTGAAGAAGTTCCCTATGATTATTTTATTTTCATACACGATAATGATATTGTATTTCATATTGATGTAGAAAAAGTAAAAAGTATGTTTACCTTTTTGCGTAAAAATAACTATGATAGAGTAGATTTTCAATTAGCATATGATTTTGATACTCTAAAAGGTCACGAAATAATGGATGACGAGTTATATTATATTAAATCGTCAAATACTGATACAGCAAATAAAGGTTATCCATATAATGTAAATCCATCAATATGGAAAAAAGAAACATTACTTGACATAATGAATAAATTTGGATTTAGGGATTATAGAACAATTGAACACCCTGAAACTCAAAACTACGCAGTTAATTTTAACATCTTTAAACTTTTTTCAAAAAACAAATATCAATGCGGATATTTTATTTGTATGGAGCCGTTTAGATATATTCACATAACACATAGTCAGAAATATTTAAATATAAACT